CCGTCTTTGCATACGGGGCCAGTTCGTCCTTCTGCACGAGGATGCCAATATCGACCAGCGTCAGGAACTTCGCGTCGGCCTGAGCCTTCGTGTAGGTCTTGGTATCGACGTACCCAAACACATCCGCCTTGGTTGCCCAGACTGCGGTCAGGTCCGACTTGAGGACGTACCGTTCATCAGCTTCGGGTCGTGTGTAGATGCTATCGAAGACTGATTGAAGCTGGACCTGCAAGAGGGACACGGCTTCTGCGGTGCGGGCACCATAACGTGCGTCGGCATCAACCTGAGTGATGTAGGGGGACAGGTCAACGGTCGGAGCGGTCTTGCTCTCCAGCGTAGCCAGACGCTCCTTGATCGGCTCAAAGTCTGACTGATACGGGATGAGTTCCACGCCAGCCGGTGTATCAAGCACCAAGCGGGGGCCGTAGCCTTCGCCGGTATCGGTGTAGACCAAGCCGGGATTGTTTGGGCCTACGGCGTCACCGAACGCGTAGCCCTTCGCCAGCACAGCGTTGGCAACGAAGTTCTGCGTGTTGTCTACCTTCCGGGCGTATCGATCATCGGCTTCCGGCTTGTCGTAGTAGTTGGTCAGGTCAGCCCCGCCGCCGGTCAGGGCGAAGATGTCCACCCTCTGAGGATTGCCGAAAGGCTTGTTCAACTCATCGCTGGTCAGCTTGAGCCATTGGCCTTCAGCCGTCTGCATGACGATCATGGACGGATTTTGGGGAGTGGGCAGACCCGCTTCCGACTTGACGATCTTGGCGAAGGAACTCAATTGGCCGGTGAGCGTGATCGTGGTCTGGTATTCCTGCCGCGTAATGGACACAAGGGTGCCAACGTCCTTGAAGTAGTGCAGCCCGTCATCCAGAACGGCAAAGGCATCTTCCAGCCCTTGAGGCGTTTCGGCCCCAGCGTCAGGCACCGCACCCTCATGGAGGGTAATGGCCGACTCTGGGATCGTAGCCAGAGCGTCGTTCAAGTCAGTGAGGGTAGCCAGACCCGTCAGGTCCGTTGCCGGGATGGCCGCAATGGCATCGGTGACAAACTGCTCTGTCGCCAGACCAGTCGTGTCCACTGAGCCGCCAGCACCACCGGCTGCAACCCACTGACCGTTTGACTTGACGTAAAGCTGTTTAGCACACATAAGCGATCATTCCGTCGAAGGAAACATGGGTAAATTTGCCGCCGCTGGCCACTACGTTGAGGTCACCAGAAGTGGTCAGGGTGACCGACACAAACCGGAAGGCGACTTTGTTTTCCTTGCCGGTGACCACCGCGCTGCAATCCACCAGCGGCTTCGGCAAGCTGGCGGGGAGAGTGCGGACGGTCGTGTAGGTGCCGGGGGACGAGTAGGTGAAAACCAGTTCGCCTCTGAGAAGGAGGACACCGTTGGTTTGCTTGGCTTCGATCAGGCCCGCGCCCTGCTTGACAACAAGCGGGGTCCAGTCGAAGTCGGGTGGTGGAGTCTTCCCACCAGCGATCATCGTGCGGACGATAGACTTGACCTCTGGCTCGGTCATGGTCTTGGGCTGGGAAGCCAAAACTTTCTGGATTTCTTGGGTGATCGGAACGGCGAGGTCGGTAGTGACTGATTCGCCTTCAGCACCCTTTCCCGTAGCGGGGGCAAGCCACAAGTCTCCGTCTTTGCCAACGGGAGCGGATTCCTGCTCAAAGACTTCAGGAAGTTCCTCGACCTTTGCATACCCAGCAAGGTCGATGGTGCCGCCAGAAGACAGGGCGACAAGAAGCTGATCCACCTCGGCCTTGGAATAGACAGTGGCAATCTCCCCATCGACATACTCGGTGGTCGCATAGGCAGACAGGTCAACGGCTGACCCGCCACCGGGGAGAGCCGCCAGAAGGGCATCCACCTCAAGGTCGCTGTAGTAGCCGACAATTCCCTTGAGGGGCTTGATGGCGAGGGAGTAGGGCTGGTGCGGTTGCTGGCGTTCTGGTGCAGGCATGACGTTATTCCTCAATAAGTGGCAGCAGGAACCGCTTGCCGTTCACGATGATCGGGATGCCACCAACGATTAGGGGCTGATAGAAGTTCACGCCGTCTTGCGAGAGACCTATGGGTTGACCGTCAGTCTGGGTCGTGACCTCAGGCGAGGAATGCGTGATCGGTTTGGCGACATCGAAGGCGGCAGCAGCATCAACTCCGGGCTCTCCTTTGTCTCCTTTGTCACCCTTGTCGCCTTTGGGGCCTTGAACGGTTCCGACAATGTCGAGAATCTGCTGGACGGTGACCTTCTGAGTGGTGCCGCCATTGACTGCGGGAAGAACACTCGCCGCAGTCACGGTGCCGGTGGGCAGTTGGCTGATTTTTACGTCTGGCATGGATCACTCTTTCCGAAGCGGAACTCCGTTTTCGGCGGCAATAACTTCCAGAGATTCCGTCAAAAGCCGGTTGGTTACTCGGGGCGGCGGCGGCACTGGGCCACCAGTTTTCGGGTCTTTGATTGGCCGCAGGAGCCTTTGGTCTTCTGCCATCACCCACTCACGCTGATAAAGCCTGTGACATCCGCCCCTTCGCCAACCACATAGGGGCAGGCAAAGAGTGCTGAAGGAAGCTCAAAAGCGTTGCCTTCGGTGACATCCGTGGTGACTGCATTGCCACTGGAGTCGTGCAAGGGAAAGGAATCCCCATCCGGGTCCACCTTGCCGTACCAAGTGATCGTGCCGTCGCCAGAGACCACATAGAGGGTGGCCCCTGCTCCTGCGTTGAAGGGGATGATCTTGGACGTATCCAAGTCCGTCGTGATCTTGACGGGCATGACGCCGCAGCTTCGCTCAATCTTCATGGGAGCCTCGGATGGCCAAAAGGGCTTCTAGTCCCTTTTATGTCCGCAACTCACCCGAACGAGACTTGGCTTTATGACCGCTTGGCTTTCCAGTGCGGTGAGTGCTTTTTCTTGACCTTCTCAAGAGCATCTTTCATGGAGAGCCCCGGATTCTGGGCGACCTCCTTGCGGGCAAGCTCTCTGGCGATCTTTGGGTTCAGGGCTCTGCTTAGGGGTGCTTCTTCAAAGCCTTGGTAATTGACCGCTCCACTGAGGTTTATGTTCCTCTTCTTCGCCACCCGCTTGATGTCATCCAGCGAGGAAACCCACGCCTCAGGGTCAGAAGCACCTCTTTTGTCGGCAATGCCACCGACGTAGTACTTCCCCGAAACATTGACACCGGACTCCTTGGCGGCCTTTAGCATCCATCGGGCCTGCCGGGGAGGGAGGGCGTCCATCCAGTTGCCGTCTTGCCGACCTTCAAAGAAGCTGCGGTCGAGGCCCTTCGTGCCGGGCGGCTGCTGGAGGGCACACATGGCGGCAAAAGACTCGGACTGCCCGGCCTTCACCATCTTCGTGTAGTGATCCTGAACGTGCTTGGGAGCGTTCTGGATTTCGTGGGGCAGCTTCATCCGCCTCCTCCTCCATGACTGCCCGATTGGTAGAACGTCTGCGGTACACCGGAGGGGGCAGAGACCTTCGGGTTTGCAGGCTTGGGTGCTTTTCGGGCTGAACTTGCCAAGGCCCTAATCAAACTGCTCACGGCATCAGCTCCGGTGGCATTTGATCAGGTGGCATGGGTGGGCCAGCCTCAGGTGGCATTGGAGGACCCCCGCCGCCGCTTGCCTCGGGAGGAGGTGCCGCATCACCGGAAGGAGGGGCCGGGAGGGCTGGACCGGGGGGCGGCGGCGGGGGTGGCTCTGGAACCATGTATGCCTTGGGGTCAATGTCGAGGGACTTGGCCCAGTCGGTGATCAAGGCATTGAAAGGTCCAACGACGCCTTGGGGGATAAGGCCCTGAAGGACCGGGCCCAGCGTTTGGAGAGCCATCTGCATCTGCTCGACCCGGCCAGCCTTGTTCGGCTTTCGGGCAGAGCCAGCTTCGATCCGATAGTCAAACTCGCGGGCAACCTGAGACAAGTCCATGTTCTGGATTTGCTGCTGCCACACCTCGGCACCAAGGGGGCCAAGGACGGGCTGAACGTCCTCTGGCTGGAGGAGCCACCGAGCGGCAAGTGCTTCCCGCCTAGCCAGAAGACTCATGGCGTCTTCGAGGGCGTTGGCCATGTCATCAGGTCTTACCGAAATCTGCTCGGACTTGACCTGTGCTTCTGCGGCACTCCTGAACTGATTGCGGGTCATTCCGAAAACTAGCTCGGTCAGGCCCACTCTTTTGTCGAACATATCCGACACGGCTTGAATGATTTGCCAGATGTCAGGGGTGACGGTTGGCATCTGGAAGACAGACACCACATCGTTCACGGAGCGGCCGAGGGTTTCGGAAAGCTCAATCAGGGAGAACCCGCCCTCTTCGTGCTTGAGAAGCTGGTCCTTCAGGTCTTGCTCGGCGGCTTTGTTGACCCCCACCAGCGTCTTGCAGGAGGTCATTATCCGGGTTGCCAAGAACGACAACGCCCAGTTCAAGAATTTGAGTTCCGCCATACCCGGCTTCAAGTGGCTGATGGGCCACGAATAACCGGGCTTGCGGTGGAACTGCAGGGCCACAAAAGGCCAGCCGTTGTTGCTGTCCGCGTAGAACGGGATCGGCCAGCGGGTGCGGGTGAACAGCGTGTTGGGGAGGCCAGTTTCGTCGGGCTCCTCCATGGCTATGTCCTTGGGGGCGTTCAGCGGGAAGTCCACGCCCTCGGCCACAACGACGTAGCAGTTGTCCCCCAGTGAATCGAAGGTCTGGGCAAACTCCTTGGGTGCCCCCTTGAGCGTGTGGCCAAATCCGGTCTTGGACCAAATCTTCCAATAAACAATGAGGTCGTTGGTCTTTCCGTTACGCTTCTTGTTCTTGTAGTCCCGGTCCTGCTCTTGGGAGCGGGCGAGGTAGGACTCAAGGTGGCCCTTCAGGTCTTCTCTGTTCAGGCCGTACTTGCGGGCTACTTGGTCAACAGGGTGAACGCACCTGCGGGCACACCAAAGGATGTCTTCCTGCTCGTCTGCGTCTGGGTCCCATTGAATGTTGTCGCAGGAATCAGCAAACGAACCCACGATCCCGTAAGTGTTGTTGTCCACTCCGGGAAGCTCGACAAGCTCGGTCCACCACACACCAAGGCCCTTGATCACAGCCTCGTCCACCACCCGGCGGGAATGCTCTTTGAGGTTGAGTTCGACTGGCGTGTAGTTCAGGTACGCCTCTACCAGCCCGCTGATGGTCTTCCGCCGATCTTCCTCCATGCCGATCTGGTTGGAGACTTGGACAAACGTGTCCACCGCCGGATTGGGCATCGGCATCCCGGTCATGGGGTCCATCTGGGGCGGCTGGCTTGGGTCGATGCCAAGGGCCACGGGGGACACCACCGGGAAGTTCCTCGGAGTGACAGTCCGCACGGGGTTGCGGGCATAAATCACACTCCCAAACAGCTTCACGGCCTCGAAAGCCTTGTTTATGCACATCCGAAAGCTGGGGGGTGCGATCTTGGAGAACGTCACTCCCTTGTCTCGGTCTTTCCAAAACCAGTCACCGTTGCCGTCAAAGAAGTTCATGGCCTCTTTGGCGTCTTCGTTGAACGGTCTCTTGTGCTTGTCGGACTGCTTGATCTTCTCAAGCCATGAAGTGGCGATGGCCCGAAGGGCTTCCTCCATCTTCTGCCCGGACATCTGGTCCTCGGGGAGAGGCGGCAGGCCGCCCCCGTTCGGGGAGTCCAGAGAAGCATCCGTGGAAAGCTGCTGATCGTCCATGGTTTTTCAGGCTACGCAGCCTCTGCCTTTTTCTTTGCGGCTTCGATCTTGGACTTGGTGAGCAGCGTCTGCATTTCCTTCAGAGCCTTGGTGTTGGGGTGAAGGTCGAAGCACCCCCACTTACCCCATGCCGAAGCTGTCTCGTTGGTCTTCCAGAACGGGTCATCCCGGTGGCGAACAGAGGGCTTCTCGACAAAACCAGCTTCTTCGGCCCAGATCAAAACTTTGACGGTCTGGGTGCCCGGCTTGCTCGAAATCCACCCCATAGCCCCGTCCTGAGGCGACATCGGGTTCGAGTACCAGATCACCATGTCACCAACCGCCAACTCGGGCATGTGAAAGTTTTCCATGATCTCCTCCTTGTAGATTGCGTCTTGCCAGAACTACCCAACTGTATTGGCCGTTTTTTGCCCATCAACGGTCATTCGTCAGGCGATCCATGTCTCTGTGTATGAAGCCGGGGCCAGATACACGGCACCCCCTCTGTTCTTTTGCCGCTCTCTCTTCTGGTGCCACTCAACCCACCAAGGTTCCTCGACCTTCTTCTCGGGCCTGTGGTACTCGGGCTGGTAGGCACACAGGTACCGAAGACAGTCCACCAGATGAAACTCTCCCCGGCGGTTGGGCTCGTCGGTCACCACCGTGGTCCCGGCGATGTAGGCCACCTTCTTCTTGTACCGCTTGATTTCCCGCTCCATGTTGGGGATGGCACTTCGCAGGAACCGAAGCTTGGTGGAGCCGTCAGGACGGATGTGCAGCATATTTCTGACTGCATGGAGCCCAGCCTGAACATCGTCGGAGCCCGGAATAAAGCTGGACCCCGTGGCTGTAGACCGGACGTTGAGAGCTGAGAGCTGCTCTGTGTACTGGTCCTGAGGGCTTTTCCCTGAACCAATGTCCGTCAGCCGGGCCCCGTGAGCGTCAATGAGGAAGGCATGGAAAATCTGCTTTTCCACCTTCTTACGAAACTCATCCGCAAATATGAGGGCGTTGCAGTTCCTTATGTAAAGCTCGTCATACAACAGGACGAACTCTTCCTTGGGTGGAACAGCCGCAAACAGGACGGCCGTCACAGCATGGCCGGGGTCGATCACGGCGTACCGACACCAGTCTTCTGGGACTGTCCCGTTGGGCAAAAGGTCCCGTTCGTACCCATGGACCGAAAGGTTGAAGTTCGGATAAACCAGAATGCTGTCGGTCGTGAACTCGCCCTCTGATCTTTGGCGAAGAACGTCATCCCCGATGGCCGACCATCTTTCTATGGCCTTCCGCTTTTCTTCGGTGTCGATATGGGGGTTGTCTAAAAATCTCAGCACAAACCGCTTGATGTCGATGTTGCCGGTCTCTTCTGCTCGCTCTGCCCGTTCATTCAGACCTATCAGGGCTTCATTCTTGGAATGGGGCATAGCACTCCAGCAAAACCTTCCCTTGCGGTCTGCGAGCCTTGCCTGCATTTCAGGGACCCACTGCTCATTATTGAGATCCTCATCAATATGCACCCTGTCGGCTTGGAACCCTTGAGGGGGATCTCCCTCTGAGCTAAAGCAATAGATTGTCCAGCCATTGTGAAGCTCGCAGGAGTTGAGGTATCCAGCGGACTTCAGGAGCCACGAATAGCTTTTCACCATTCGGGGCGGGATCAGCGGCGGGGCGGGCTTGGCTTCTTTGGCCCGGTCAGCGTCAGCCACTGGATCGAAGGACCGCCACTGGCCGGTCTTCTGGTCCTTGATGATCTTGAAAGCCCCGGATTTGAACAGGTAGGGCACTACCACCAATCCGATGTGCTTCCAGTTGGCCCCGATGACAACGAGATTCCCGCCTTCTTTTCTGTACTTGCCTTCGACGGGGTGGGTTCCAGTGACGGCCCATGCGTCTTCTATAAAGCTGCAAAGGCTTTTCCCTGAGCGATTGCCACCGATTACGAGGGTCTCACTGGACAGGCACTGGTGGAACTCCCACTGCTTTGGAGTCGGCCTGTAGAGCCGCAAGGACTCCATCCGCCTGTCGATAAGCTCGCCTTGCAAGCTCCTCAATTCCTCCCGCTGGAAGCTCGAAATGCTGTGGACTGTCGGGAGAGGGGAGGGCGGCTGCTGGGACTTCTTCTTCCGCTTGGACATTGATGTACCCTCCTGAATAAGTGATGACAGCCTGCTTGAGGCGGGCGTCGATCTCCGACTCCAGTTCCTCCTCGGAGTAAAGCTGAATGGGCTTCTTGGCCCCGCCCTGCTCGGTGTTCTTGGCGGCCAGACGGACGATCATTTCCAAGATGGAGCTTCTGGTCCTGCTGCCCGGAGTCGAGTCCCAGTACTGCTTCATGGCAATGCTGGCAAACCCGTTCACGCCCCCGAAGTAGTGCATCAGGCTTTCGAGAAGCTCAGCCGTATGGGGGATGTTGGCACCACCCTTGATCGTCTGCTGGACAAACGCATCAACGGCAGCGTTCTCGATTTTAGAAAGCTTTGCCTTCCGGGCCTGCTCCTTTTGACACTTTCTGCAGATCAGCTTGTAGGCGTCTTGGGTTCCCGGGAGCCTTGCGTAGTTCTTGGGGTCTAGCTTCTTGACCTTGCCACACTCGGTACACTGCCGCTGGGTCATCTGCGGGGGAGTGAGTTCTGACATGGTTCACCTGTCAAGCTGCATGACAGAAGAGATCATGGGACGCATAAGCTGGCTTGGGTCGCCCTGATTGAGCGACTGCTGGATGTTTCGCTCTGCCCCGTTCATGTACTGCTCCAGAATCTGGCGGGCCATGGAGTTCCCGATGAGGGCCTCGTACAGGCTCGACAGACCGCCTTCGGGTCCGGGGATGGGGCTGACCTGTTCTTCAAAACGGTCCAAGCCCTTGGCCCGATCCATGCCGAGGCTGGCCGCCGTATCAAGATCAATCGGGCGGCGGCCCTGCCTCTCCATCAGAAGCTGGCGGATGGTGTCGCTCATTATAAAAAAAGAAAGGGGCGTCCTTTCCCCCTTGTGTGTGCCGGTCTCCCGGGGAGCCTCAGTACCGGCTGCTGAAGCTCCCCGGGGTGGTGCGGGCCAAATCAGTTGGAGTCGTAAGCCTTCTTCACGGCATCCTGAACGGACGCTTCGTGGTCAGCTTCGTAGGTCTTCTTCGCGTATCGACCTGCCTTCCGCTCCGACTTGGCCGCAGCAATCGTGGCCTTCTTTTCCCGGCGGGCGTCCTTCCGGGTGGCATGGACACCGAGAGGCGGGGCAACGGGGCCGCCGACCGTAACGCTCTCGCTGACCACAACATCACCGGGGACATCGACCGTGACTGACTCGCGGACCTCGACGCCGGGAGCAACAATAACGTCCTGCTCGACGGTCACCGCAGCCGGGGTGGCCTTCTTGGTGCCGTGGCAGTTGCCAGCCTCGACGGCACCGGCAAAGGCGAGACCGAGGACAAACGAGACCGAAAGGATGACGTACTTGTTCTTCATGGCTACCTCTTGGGGCTAGGGACTATCGAAAGGTCTGGGTCCAGTAGGGCTGTCCACGATTGCTGTAGGCCACGCCAACACCAATCTGGGAATAACGCTGGCTGAGAATGTTGGCTCTGTGGCCTCGGGAATTCATCCAGTCTCGCTGGACTTCGTAAGGGGTCTTCTGGTTGTAGGCCACGTTTTCACCGTAGCCCATCCTGCTGTGATACATCCTGTTTCGATATGCCTGATGGCGACTCCAATGCTTGGCCGCTGCCATCAAGGTCGGATCAGGTTTCAACGGCCGAAGACCCCTTTGGGTGCGTTCGGCGTTGACTAGATTGATCACCTCCATCTCGTATGGGTTGCCCAAGCTCGGGGGCTTGGTGGGTTTTTTGGGTACTGGGCAGCAAGTCTGGCTCTGTTCGATGATCGGGGTCACTACCGCCACGGTCATCGTGAGGGCATAAACCACAAGGACGATTCCGGCAGACCATCTCGACATCTCATGCTCGTTTCGCTGCTTGAACGACCTTCTGTGAGATGGAAGCCTTGGGGTCTTCGTTCTGGCCGGTCACCAAGTTGATGATCAGGTCCTTGCAGATTTCAGAAGCTTTGTCGTGACCCTTGGCCTGAAGCTTGTCGTTCAAGGTCAGGAGGTCCCAGACAACTCTTTTCTGGAAGTCACCCACGCCCGGAGCCCCGGGCCTGAGGTAGCTGACAATCAGGGTCTTGATGACCGGGGCCAGTAACAGCAAAACCCCAACACAAAGGATGAGGTTCTGCTGCGTCAAAAAGGATGACATGAACGATCTTTCAATCAGGGATTGGTGTCATCGTCGGCGTCGGTGTCGGCATCGTCATCGACCGGCTCTTCACCGGGGAGGAACCGAGGGGCGGGCCAGACCGTGCCAGCACCAGCAACCGGGGCAACGGCACTGAAGTAGCTCGTACCCACCAAGGCCCGAACCCTGCCGTTGGCAACCGGAGCGATGGCGACACCGAGGCCGGAACCGGCCACGGCGTTTCCACCGGCACCGACACCAAGCTTGTCACCACGGGCCGGGGTGGCGGCGGTCGTGATGGCGGTCGGGCCGTTCACCACAACCCAGCACACATCGTCAACCTTGCAGCCCGAGGTCGGCAGGTACTCGTCCACGACACCAACCTGAAGGTCAGTGGCAGTGGCAAGACCAATCGCCTCTTCCACGGAGAAGGCAACAAGCTGGCCCGGGAGCAGGGTGGCACTCGTCCGGTTACGGAGGGCAATACACCGAACGCTGCGATTGGTAAGGTTCAGGCCGTTGCGGGGCTCAACGTCCGTGAAAACCTTCTCGACACCAACCACGTTCTTGAACGGGTATTCCTGAAAGGTTACAGCCTTTCCACCACCAAGCGTGTGGCCTCGGCCGAACTGGGGATCAGCAGTGAGAGTACTCATCTGTCTTTATTCCTTGCTTGGGGGTTGGACTTAGGCGATGGCCTGAAGCTTGAAGAAGTTTCTCGGGGACTTGAACTTAAGGTTTGCCAAGACGGACACGACATAACGATAAGACTGCAGCTCTTCGTTATAGAACGGACCCTCGGCAGTCATCAGGGTTCCCTCCATGCAACGGAGTTCCATGTTGGCGATGGAAAGGCCGTATCCACAGCCAGCGGGAACCGCGTACTCCGTCGAGATATCCACCCCGTCCTGCTGGAATACATCCTTGAATCCGTAGGCGCGAAGCCCCTGATTCGGCTGGGCAAGGATTCGCTCCTTGGAGTCCAGCTTGTTCATGTAGTCGATGTAGAGCTTGCGGTCGAGCAACACCATGTCGATCTCCGACTCCTTGGTGTCGTTCCGCTTGGCCTGCTGCAAGCCCTCACGGGTGGCAACAATGCAGTTGTCAGCCCAAGTGTTGCTCGTCCCACCCTTGAAGTAGGTCGAGGTGTAGTTCACCACCACAGGGCTGTAGAAGTCATATTCAGGATCGGCCACGCCATTCGGCCACACACCCTGAAGCTGGGAGCCAGCCACTGCACCGAGGCCCGTGTTGACACCAGCGTAAACGTCAGCGGGCCAGCCGAAGGGGTCAGCGGCACCGGCAACACCGGGAGCCCGACGAGTGCCATCGGTGATGTTCACAGTGCCGTCAACGGCAAGGAACGACTCAAGCCCATGGAACCGAAGCTCGTTCCCGGCCAAGTTGCCGTCGATGTAAATTTCCTTGCTCAGGTGCTGCTCCATCGACTCTTGGAGCCGGGACGCCATCTTGCCAGCGACATTGATCAACGCCTGCTGTCCACGGTTCTCAAGCATCTCCTTCTTGTAGATGCTGTCCGTAACCTGATAGCCACGGTACGGAAGCTCGGCATCGACCCACAGGTTCTGCCTTGCGAAGACCCGAGGAGTCTCTCCATTGTTTCCAGAAACGGGCTGGTTGCGGTACCTGATCTGCCAATTCAGACCGCGGCCTCCCTGATTCATCACGACATTGCCACTGCCCTCAAGGGCTGCGAACACCTTGAACTTGCGGAAGGTGTTCAACTCCTCTTCCCTGAGGTAGTTGATAATGGTTGTCCCAATGGAACGAGCCCAATCAGTCGAGCTTGGCATTGTCTCTTACCTTTCAGATCAGCCCTTTGTCGCCTGCCTCTGCAAGAAGCATCTGCTCAAAGGAGAGTTTTTGTTTCGGGGCCCTAGGGTCGTTCGTTGTAGTACCTGCTGAGCGGCTCGGGTTTCTGGCGGCCTCTCGTCGCAGGTACTCCATGTTTTGTCTTGCAAGGTCAGCTTGCGGCTGGGCTTGAGGTGGTTCCGGCTGCTGCGGCTGTTCGGCCGGTTGCTGCTGGTATCCCTGAGGCGGCTGCTGGTACTGAGCTTGCTGGGGTTGTCGTTGCTGTTGATCGAAGTACTGGACCAAAAGTTCGCGTTCGACAGCCTTGACGGCGTGATCCCAACGCTTCTTTGGGTCCTGAATACCTAGGTCTCTTGCTTCTTCGATATATTTATGTACGAGGAAACCCTCTGGCGTGACCTGCCCTGTTTCAGAATCGAAAAGCCAGTCGGCATTCTCTTTCTCCAAAGAGCTGACGTACTGCTCGTTATCCCTGTTTTTCAGGGTCTCTTCGACAATCTGCTGAGCCTGCTTGGATGCCAAGTCTTGGACCATGGGGCCGAGAGCGGCTTCGGGGTCCGACAAGAATTTCTTGGCAAAGTCAGCGCGGTACTGCTGGTACTCTTCCAAGGCATAGCGGGCGTCGAGGGGAGCGTCGGGCGAGATCACCTCCCGGCCAGCCTCATCCTTGGTCAGGTACCGCTTGTAGACTTCCTTGACCTCGGGCGGGTTCCACCAAGACTTTTGGGCGGCAGGCTGGTTTTGTTGCAGTTGCTGGGCCTGAGCGGCTTGCGGTGACTGGCTCGGCGTATTCCTATTGCCCTGCCTCCAAGCATCGAATTCTCTCTTATTTGCAAGGTACTCCTGAGCGTAGGGGAGGACCTGCTGGTACTGGGCGAGATGCCGAGAGGCGGCCTTCTCCCGCTCCATGGCCTGATACAGACGGCCCGCGATGGCCCGGTCATCTTGGCCTTGGAACTCGGGAAGAGACTTGAACCGATCCCAGTAGTTCTCGACTTGCTGGGCTTCTGCTTGCGGCTGCTCGTAACCGGACTCCACTTCCGGCTGGGACGAGGAATCGACAGTCTCTTGGGAGTCAACTGGGTCGATTGAATCTTCGGTCATGGCAACGCCTCCTTGGGGGTGTCAAGGAGTTGTCACGCGAGATTCTTTGGGCCGCAACGGTCATTCAGTTGCCAGACCAACCAGCATTTGGATTGGCGGCCGGGTGAGTTTCGCCTTCGTGAGTTGCCTTGTTGGCCTTACGAAGAAGCTGCCGTGCGTTCTGCTGGGATTGTTCCTGCTCTTGCATACGTTTGTGGAACTCAGAGTTGGACTCTTTGGATTCTTTCTGGTCCATCAACTTCATGGCGTTCTTGCCAGCGTTTTTCCAGTAGTCCCAGTTGCTCTGGCTTTCTTTCTGGTCTTCGGCTGGCATCAGGCCGCCGAGGCCGCCCATGACTCCGACGTTCTCGGCCCCCTCCTGTAGAAGTTCGCCCTTTGTTCCTTTAAGCAAATTGCCCAAGGTAAAAGCCGCTTTGCCGTTTCGGAGCAGAGAGACTCCTGCCGACAGCGGGATGGTGGGGTCGAGCAGGGACGAGCCCACCGTGGTGGCGAAACTCCCAAGTTGGCTGGGAAGCTCTCCGGTTTTCTGCCGGTAGTAGTCATCGCCGCTGATGTTCCCTGATTTTTCGTAGGCCCGCTGAAGGTCTCTGATGGCCCGGATTCGGCCTTCGGGTGTGTTCTGGGCGTAGCTCGGGACTCGCGGACTGTGGTTCATAAACTGGGCGGCTCTTGGCTTGTCGCCCATGGAATCCCGCAGGGCCTGACCGCCGTGCTGCCAGAGGTTCTTGAAAAAGTCCACTGCCGGGGTGACCACTGGGACGTAGCTGCCAGCATCATTCCCCTCGGCGGCAGTCATCGTCACCTGATTGGCGAAGTCCTCGGTTGGCGAGAACACCTGAGTGTTGAGCCAGCCAAGGGTGCTTTCCGGGTTGACGAAGTAGGTGGCCGAAGCATCGTCGGTTGTGTAACGCTTGAAGTTGGCATTCCCAACCGGGGACCAGTACCGCTCTTGGGAGTTCTTGGCACCATCGCCCCTTCGGTACCAATACAAGGCTTCGTCAATCTTCTTCTGGGCTTGGTCTTGCTGCGAGGGCTCGGTTCCTCCACCCCAAGCAGAAACGCTCTTTGGGACTTCTGCGATCTTCTCCCGGTCCAAGATGTCATTCAGGTACTGCCGGTCACGGAGCCGCTGGTGGGCGACACGGTCTCCGGGGGAAAGCTCGTAGGGGAGCTTCTCTCTGCCGAGGGCCCGTTCTTCTTGTTCTGTCCAGCCGGGCCCGGTCCAGCCTTCCCACATCTTGTGCCGAATCTCTTCGGCTGGCCTACCGAACACCTCGCCGCCTTGGGGAAGCTCGACTTCGTGGTCACCAATGGTCCCCAGTGCCTGCCAGTTTTCCTTGGATACTTCCGGGGATTCGTGGTTATAGGGCGACCCCGGGATGTACATATTCCCCGTGTACAGGTGGTTGGCGATGTGCCCGATCTGATCGGGGGTGTGCCCAAGGCCAGCCTGCGAAGAGAGCCTGCCGAGGACTTCCCGGAGTTCCTCCATGCCGTCGCTCTTGGTTTCGCTCGGCTTCAAGCCCAGTGAGTCAAACCATGGCATCGGCCTCTCCTTGCTTCCTGTCGTTCAACGCACTCTTGAAGAAATTGGGGACGATGATTTTCTTTTCTTGGGATGTGCCCCTCGGGAACGTGTCCCTGTGAATCTGCTGCAGCTTGTGCCAGAGGCGGGCTGGCTGTCCTGCCCGCGGGCCGTGCTGCATGATCGGATCGGGCTGGAACATCTCGCCTTTGGTTCCGAACGCTGGCTTGTTAGTGAGGATTTGCTGGAGAAAGCGGACGTTTTCCTCCGGGGTTCTGGTGAGCTTCCCGGTCAAGCCGTAGTTCAGAGCCTTGAGTTCAGCGAAATGGGCTTCAAGTTCTTCCCACCTTCCCCCGTGTTCCAGATCGAAGGCGTACTCTCTGGCTTGGTCTGGGTCCGAGAAGTACTGCTTGGCTTTTGCAAGATTCGCTTCCCAAGGCACCTTCCCGCCAAACATCTGATTGGTTGGGCGTTCTGGAAAAGGATGGGTCATCAAGTGCGTGGCTTCGTGAAACTTAACGGCCTCAGGGCCATAGTCTTGAAACCTTGGGTTCTGCTGGTTCATGTACATCCAGTTGGCGTACGGATGAGCAAAACCCACAGAGTCCATGTGGGCGTCGGGCCCCCCGTTCGCAACGACAACGTGGATGGGCTGTTCAGAAGCTTTCAGTACGCCGCCTAGGGACTTCCTGCTGATGCTGTTTTCGTTGTCGGCCGGGAAGTTCTTCTCGGCATCGACCAAGGCATCCATCATGTTGCCCCACTGGTCGCCGTAGCCGATTTCTTTTTTGATTTGGCCGGGGGTTGTCCGCTCTATGGTTACGTCCCGGGGTGGCTCGTTTCTTGAGTGAACAAAGCCCTTCACGGGGTAAGGGCCGGGGCCGCCATGAGCCATCTTGGCATGGTCATGGATGGCATCCATGTGCTTGGTCAGGTCTTGCTTCGCGGTATCAAAATAAGTATTGGCCGGAACGCCTCGCTGCTCCTCTAGTAGAAGCTGGGCCGTACGGGCAACGATCTCTTTTTTGGATACGTTTGGGTCCGGGGGCTTCCGCTGCGAGGCAATCTGCTTGCCAAGGGCCTCGGCTTTCTTTTGCCAAGGACTGAGCGGAACACCAATTGGTACTTTGGCCATTACTTTTTCTCCTGCTGGTCGAGCAGCAGTGGCAACAGGGACATAATCGGCAGGCCCTTTTCCAGAGCTTGCCGAACTGCCGTTGGTGAAGGCGTGATGGTCCAGCCGGGGGCGTCAGCGTTCAGCTTGTTACGAAGGTCTCGCTGGCTAACGACACCGGGCTGCACACCTCGCTGCCCCATCTCTTGCATGAGTCTGTCGTACTGAATGGCCTGCATGGCGGCATTTCTAAAATCTTCCCCTAGGTCTCCGCGACTGACAGCGTATTCAAGGCCTCGCTGCGAGCTGCCGTTTGTCAAAATGTTGTAAACAGCCCGGTCTGCAAGCGGGATTCTCCTTAGGCCGTCTTCTAGGAGGCCGTCATAGCGTGAGTGGTCTTCGCCAGTCCATGCACCCTCGTCATCAAAGTCCAGCAAGCCCTCAAGCGATTGCGACCTAGCTTCGTCTTCTCTGGCGGCGATCAGCTCTTCTAGGTCATAGGCGCGTTCTTTCATAAAATCTTTCCGCTCACGATCAGCCGCCCTGTTGCTTATGGCAGAGACTACTGGCTCTGGCATGGGCTCCGGGACAGCTCGCGTGACAACCTTGGCCCCGTCAGGGTGCAGGCCCTTGAAAATCTTCTGGAGCCTGCGGACGAGGTCAGTGTTGAATGCTGTGGCCGCTTCTGCTGCGTCAGCTTCGTTGCCGTGGGTACTCTTCCCAAAGCCTTCAACATCCACCATCTGCTTGCCAGTGGGAATGGTGATGGGCTTGCCGCCGCCATTGATGGACTGCAAGGCGATGTGCCTTGCCATGAGGTTCTTCCAGTTGCCGTCTTTCACGAATGGCGAGGTGGAGGAGGTTGCTGGTCCCGTAAATTGGTGCATACCTTCGGGCGTTATGTCCAGCAGGAAGCGGCCTTGGCTGGTCCTGACGATTTCGTTTTCTTCCTCCAACAGCCCGTCAAGATGAAAGCGCAAGTCAGACTCGCGCTCTTTCGACAGCGGCTGGCCATCGTTCATTTCTGCCAAAACGTCCGCTCTGGCCCGGTGGTTTTCTTCTAGGCGTCGGTTGAGCGCGGACATATCGTCCGAGCCGTGCTTTATTTTGCTGTAGTTCTGCCCAGCGTCCGACTGAATGTTCTGGACGGCGATCCGGTCTGGGTACTCGTTGTACCGGGCCCAGTAGTCGGCTTGGTGGGCGTCGATGGCTCCGGTTTCGCTATCGGCCGCCCCTGAAACCATCCTTCTGCCAGTCGCCCTGTTCTTGGGGTCCTCAAGCAGGACTTCCCGGTACCCGGCGAAGTCGCCGCTCTTCCCGGGGACGGTGTATTCGTGGTACCGGGTCGAGTTGCTGGCGGTGCTTGTGTCGAAGGGGGCCCGGATGTTTGGGGCATACTGCGGAACAGGAAGCCCAAGCTCGACTTGTTCATCGTAGGTCAGCGGGGACTCCTCGGCTGGATACCCGTTTTCGCCTACCTGCTGCTCGACCCGCTTCAGCTTCCCAAGGGGCCCTTCTGTTCTGAGATGGGCCAGAACATCGGCAGCACTGACCGGCTTGCCTTGGTTCTTGGCAACAAAGTCATCCATCCCGGCATACTCTAGCTCTAGGGGTTTGGCACCACCTTTGAGCAAGGCATTCTTCAGGGATTGAGCCTTGATGGTTGCCGGGAGCTTCTCGGCGGCCTGCTCAGCCTCCGAGATGAACCTTGCCTGTTTAGGCGCAGGAAGATAGCCAGCCGGTTTCCACTGTGGGGCAAGCGGAACACCAATCGGGGGCCGGGCCATGGCTACCTCCCCATAGACTTGATGTACTGGCCGGGGCCACCGGAGCGAGAAGGGCCCTTCTGGATGTACGGTCCCGGAACTTTCTTATTCTGGTAAGGCATCGGCCGGATGTATGCCTGAGACTTGCCAATCTCCTTCTGCTCAGTGGATTCAGGGGTGCCACGGACATACCTGTCCTTTGGGCCACCGTCGTGCTTGACGCCTTTGGCACCTTCTTGGAACACCCGCCGAAGGTCAGCATCAGAGCTAGATGCTTTTTTGTTCTGCAGGGAACGAATGAGATCAGACATAGGGCAGGCTCCCGGGAAGAGAAAGCGGCTACCCTATTTATGTCCGCAAATGGCTGGCTTGGGCCGGGAGCTAATTCAGCCGCTCCAGCAGGCCGAGGAGCGTGGCAGCGTAATCCCCAGTACCAAAGGCCGCGTACCACACAATCGCCTCCCGCTCCGCGTCGGTGAGCGGGGGCTGGCGGTAGAGCGGGACGATTTCTCCCCCAGCGCACAGTTCTCGCATCTTCTCGGCTAGAGTGCGGCTAGCAAACACCGAATATGAATCCGGTTGCATCACCGCCCACGCCACCGGCTCCTGTGTGTGTGCCAGTTCCGCACCGCTCCCCAGTGGGACTGAGGACTCAGGCTCTGCGGATTTCGCCGCTGGCACGGCGTCTAGAGTTGCCTTGGCCTTCTGGATGTTTGCCTTGTAGATGGAGACCGCTTCCCACCATGGCATCGGTTCCTTTGTCATTGCCTGTGTCCCCATATACAGCGAAGTGAACTAACTCGGCCCAAAACGATGATCACCCACCCCCAAACTCCCGAATCGCATCCCGCTCCAGTTCCAAATCCTGCTTATCAAAAAGCTCCTGCCACACCGCCAAAAGCTCATCTGCCGACAACCCAACATCCCCCTGAGTCTTTGAAGCAGAGTGCTTGCCTCCAGTCGGTGGGTTCACAGGTTGCTTCACAGGCCGGGCCATAGGGTTCACAGATGGGTTCACAGATTCAGTGGGAGGGTTCACAGGGTTCACAGATTTACGGGATCGCTTGTACTGGGCTCTTTTCCCCAAGAAAGCCTTCCACTTCACAGGGTCTTGCTTGATCCGCTGGTAGTAGCTTTTGCAGTAATCACTGTTCATGGGACTCGCCCGGGGTTCACAGGGTTCACAGGTCATGGTTCACAGATTCTGTGAACCCTGCAACGGTCATTCGGTGTCGAGGTCCCGGGTTCAAAAGTTGGAGTTCCCGGGTTCAGGTGCTGGGATTTCCCGGGTTCAAAAGTTGGAAAAAAATCAGGAGGTGGACGTTACATAAGACCTCCGACGATTGGGGGGGGAGGGGAGGGGGTATTCATTCAACTCTTTGCTGCAATTGAGCTTAGCAGCATGATGTTTGAAGACCCTTAGCAGAAGAAGGTAAATGGACAAGGAAATACCCTGACATTCCTCCTCCAACATCTCCTCTGGTTTTCTAACCCCTTCGGCGGCCGGGGCAGGGCAAAGGCGACGGCCAGCAGCGGAGACCCCAGAGAATACTCTGGGAATTCCTCCTCTCTGGAAGTCATTCCCTTGCAGTAGGAGTCTCTCATGTCCCTTCCCGAATCGGTCCTCGTCACCCTCAACGACGCCACCCTCAGGTCCATCCTGAAGGACGAGGCGCAGAAGGAGTCCCACCCCGCTGTCCAGACGATCTTGGCTCAGCGCAAGGAGAAGCCCCGCTACTCCTTCCAAGCCAAGTTCAACGAGAAGGGCGGTATAAAGCTGCCCTTCGTGATCTACCGGGAGTCGGCTCCGGGGCTCATCGCCGCCCTGCAGGCCCAGTTGGACAACCCGGAGTTCAAGAACTACTCCAAGTGAGAGTGGTGAGGTGATCAGGGCCCCGGAGGCTCCTAACGGAGTCTCCGGGGCTTTTTTTGTTGCCATGCCGCTTCTTCCCTGCATCTAGGGTCCGACGAGGGCTCTTGAACAGGGTCGCATGGCCCCCTTCGGGGGAGGCGGCAGGGCAGCGGCGGGCCGGGGACGCTCTCCGGTCTGACCCTTAGGTTTCCCCCTTGCAATAGGAGTTATCCAATGTCCTTTGACGAAGTGAAGAACCTGCGGCTGTTCGGTGCGCTTCAGTCCCTGACGCCGGAAGCCATCAAGGACCTGCAGGACGAGGCTGAGTTCAACAAGCGGGTGAGCCCCCGTCACCACAAGCTTGGCTGTCTCCTGTCCCGTATGAAGCGGGACCTCGTTGTCAGTTCTGTGCTGGCCCAGCGGGTCGGCAAGCCCGCCTAGTGTGCTGGCCCCCACCAATAACCCCTCAGTTCTGTCCCGTTACTGGGATGGGGCTGAGGGGTTTTTTGTTGTTCCGTTTACCTCTTTCCCATAAGGGAGTCAGACGATGGAGGCTGGAATGAATATCGACGGCAGTCTCACCGAAGTGGGGCGGCTGAGGCTTGAGAAGTACGAACTGCAGCGGAAGGTGTACCAGCAGGATGCCTTCATTGATTCGCTGAAGGACTCTCTCAGGAGGGTGGAAGAGCGGGCCAAAGACAACCTCAAGCTGGCCGATGCCCGACTGGAGTGGGCGGTCAAGCTTGAGCAGAAGGTCGCCACCCTGAGGGCCCGGATTGTTGTCTTGTCGGACCAGAAAGCTGGGTGCCTGTGAACTGCGTGAGGTGCGGATCAGTAGTGGACTCTGAGAGGGCCGAAGCCCTGACGGAGTTCGGCATTGCCGTTACTTGCAAGTCTTGTTCAACGGAGATGCCGAGGGTTTGTTTCATGGATTACAGCCACAAGACTGCTCCTAGCCTTGTGGTTGTGGGTAACAACGCGGAGTCGGTCAGGCTTGCGAGTAATGCCTTCAAACGAAAGAGGTGACGGAATGGACAGTTATGGGGAGCATCCCGAGATCAGCCATCTGAAACAAGTGATCGCGGAGCGGGATGAAACCTTGAAAGAACTGAACGTGATGTACCAAGAACTGCAGGAGTCCAACAACAAGCGTTGGCAGGAGAACAAGGACCTCAAGGAAGAGGTTGAGCGGCTGAACGGGGTCATCATCCAAGATAGCAAGTTGATCAGTGAACTGAGGACCCGGCTGCGGAATCAGGGCGACAAGCTGGAAGAGGACGTTAAGTACTGGACGGAGGCGTACACCTGTCAGTCCGCTCAGCGGAGTGCCGAGCAAGAGGCTTTCCTGAGGGTGATCAAGGTGCTGGCTGGTCGGGACTAGTTAGGGTCGCGGGAAGCCCCTTCGGGGCGGGGGGCAGGGCAGCGGCGGCGGGCCGGGCCTTCCCCTTTTGGAGTTCGATTAGGCAATTACTAGAAAGCAAGGTGATTGATGGCTGATGATCGAATTACGAGTGAGTTCGACGCGATGCTGGCTGACATTCTCAGTGAATCCCCTGAGGCAGTTGTCACCGAGGTCGAGGAAGTCGGTGATGAGCCTGAGGTCGTGGCACCCCCCATGCTCAAGCTTGAGACCATCGGGGACACGGTGAAGCACGTTCCGGCCCAGCAAGTCAGTGCGGTGGAGGCCGGTAAGCCCAAGGGTCGGTACAAGACGGACGATGGCAAGGTCGAGGTCGAGGCCGAAGCCCCATTCAAGGGCACGGTCTACACCAAGGGGTACCTGCAACTGAAGTTCGGTCAGTCGTGGAACAAGGCCAGCCTGTACTACGACGAGTTCCTTGCCCTCAAGGAGTTCTTCAGGTCGGAAGCCTGCAGTGCCTACGAGATCAAGGCCACTGCGGCTGGATGGAAGGCTCGTCCGTCGAAGGGAGGTTGAACCCCCATGGCAGGCGAAACAGTTGCGGACGGGACATTCTGGTTTGTGGTCGGGGCAGCGGCGTCATTTCTGGTGGTCAACTTTCTCTGAGGAGTTTTCTATGCCTTGTTCCCAAGAGGTGATGGTGTGCGAGGTTCAGAAGCCGGGTCAGGTGATCGATTGGATGGACGATGTCGTGGGCTTCATTCATACTGAGGCTTATTCCGAGAACTAAAGCTCCTTGCCTAGAACTTGCAAGGGGATAGGTGAGTCGAGCTTTGGCCCTGCCAGTCCTGAGGGAAACCTTGGGGCTGGCAGGGCTTTTTTGTTGGCCTTTCGAGGCTTTTCCCCGTGTGAATTGCTCTTGACCGGGCATTTCTACTGAAAAGGTGGTGAACAGATGGACGGTTTCGATGACTGCCCGCCGGTCGCGGCGGATGACCTGCTTCGGTACTTGGACAGTGTCGAGCAGCAGGCTGAGGAACAGGCACAACTTGACCAATGGGAGGACGAGGAATGAACAAGAAAAAAGTTGAGTTCGTGAAAACAAGCACGTTTGACGGTGATGGCCCCGTTTATCGGGTGGTCAAGCTGACCAACTGCGTCGATCCCGTGGTTGGTTCCCACATTTCAGCGAAAGAGATCAGGAAGTTCATTGAGTCGCGGCTGTGGACTGTGGTCATCAGAGAAGGGAAGAGTGAGTGATGACGCACACACTGGGACCGTGGAGAATCGACTTTACGGCAGATAACGGCCACATGGCCGATCAGGTGGCACACAACAGCGATTGGCTGGCGGTTGAAGTCGTTGACGATGACATCGGGGGCCACGTTGCTTACTGCCACCACAGCAATGCACCGCTGATTGCCGCCGCGCCGGAGTTGTTGGCTGCACTCAAGCAGTGCGCAGAGATCATCGCAGAGGAGGCCGAGGCGGAAGTGAATGAGAACGTGACAGAGGCCTACTACGACGCACTTCGCGCACTCGCCAAGGCAGAAGGGAGGGGTGAGTGAAAGACCTGAAAGTGACTTTTGTCGAGATGGTGAAAGCGGCCTGCGAAAAGTACCTCGCCAACCCCGATCAAACGGTGCTTGGCTGGGACTACGACTTTGAGATTGAGTCCATCGAACTGCTCCCTGCCGATGCTGCCGGGGATGCGGCTTACGTCACCGTCAAGCGAAACTACGACGGCTCGTGGTCTGAACTCACGACCAACGGCGTTCCGTTCATGTTCAAGGTGCGGTACTGGAACGAGTACGGCGATGAAGAAAACTCGCCATGCCACCCCGAGAAAACTCTCGGCATGTGCGAGGTGGTGACCGAAGTTGGCAAGTTGATTGCGGGGCAGGCCGATCTCGACAGCGCACTGGACTCCATGAGGGAGATCAGGGGCGATTTGTACGAGGTAGGCAAGGTTGTTTCGACCGATGAGGCCCTGAAGATCATGGAAGCACGACTCAACGAACAGGGGAGGACCAAGTGAAGCGATACCACGACGAAATCTCGCTGATGGATCGGCGGGCCAAGGAATGGATGACGTTCGGTCCCGGTGGTGTGGAGAGGGGGCGGTTCAGGAAGAAGAAGCCCTTCGATTGTGGCAAGAGCAGGTGCAGCGTCTGTCATGTCGAGAGCAAGTTCCCCAAGCGGACCCCGACCAGAAAGGAGCGAATGAATGACGCAGATCAAGACTACTGAAGTTGACCTGAGTGAGGACGCCTTCACTTGGTGGGACTCCACCGACCTGAGGGTGGACGATCTCCACAACGCCTTGAGTGCAGTGAGCATGGGCAACTTGGCACCCAAGGCCAGCACGGTCAATCACGCCCTGACCGAGACTCTGTCAGGGTTCATATCGGCGGCAGGCATCAAGGTGCGGGGTTGCCCCATCAAAATCACCCCGCTGCGGTTGGATGTGAAGGGGGTCGAGGCTGTCCGTCTGACCCGTGGCGAAACCAGCAATGAACATGAACACGTTATGTCCATCGCATTGGACAAGGACGATCACGTTCGGGTGGCCAAGTTTAACTCTGACTTCGTTCCCCAAGTCGCCGCCATTCAGGCCAAGCTTGAGGAAAAGATGACCGAAGTCTTTCGGTCCCAGATGGATTACTACCCGGCCCACATGGTTAGCACCTGCATCAGCAGGGTGGTGGCCAGCTTCGGTGGTGTGCTGGCCAAGGCTTCGGGCGGCGTTTACTTCCTGCCGTCAACGGTGACTCCCAAGTTCGAGGAGTTTGCCGGGAAGCTGAGCATGGGCATCACGATCAACAAGTTCGCAATCAAGCCGGGCACGACCTCGTATTCCTGCGTTGTCAAGGCAATCAGGAAGGAGATTCAGGACGCCCTGCTTGAGATCGAAGAGGGCATGAAAGACCTCGGCGGTTCCATGCGGACCAATGGGATGCAGTCGAGGCTCAAGCGGTTGGATGAACTGAAAGCCAAGGTCAAAGCCTATGAGGCAATCCTTGGCATGGCGATGACTGATCTGACTGATGCGGTGGACAAAGTCAGTGATGCGGTGTCGGCGTTCAATGCAATGGCGGTGTGTTCCTAATTACTTACGGTCGCACGAAGCCCCTTCGGGGCCGGTGGCAGGGCAGGGGCAGGACCGGCGACGGCCCCCCAAAACCAAGGAGAAATCAGAGTTCATGGTTGCTGCAAAGAAATCAAATCATTGGCACAAGGCTGACCCAAATGCGGCCTTCTGGCTGGCGGTTCAGGCTGGCATCGCCTCGGAGACCGAAGGGCCTCCGGGTGTTGCCAAATCATCCAGCGTCTTGCAGATGTGCAAGAGCATGGGGCGGGACATGATGCTGCTCATCGGCAGTACCCACGCTCCTGAGGATGTGGCTGGCATCCCGTTCGTGAGTTCGTGCAAGGCGTTCTTCGATATGGTTCCGCCCCGGTGGGCTGAGCGGCTGAGTCGGCCCGGGGCCCTGCTGTTCATTGACGAGTTGACCACGGTGCCACCGGCAATGCGGGCGGCTCTGCTGTCCATGCTGACGGAGCGGCGGCTTGGCAGTCTGGTCATCCACCCGGACACGTTGATGGCTGCGGCTTGCAACCCGGCCCACATGGCTCCCAATGCCAGCCCGCTTGAGAAGTCGATGGCCAACCGCTTCTTCCATTGCGAGTGGAAGCACGACTTCGATAGCTGGCAGGCCGGTATGGAGTCTGAGAACGACGCTTGGGGTTCCCCTTGGTTTCCGGTTGTGGAATCCGATTGGCGGCGTCATGCCATCAAGTGGGGCCACATGATCACCGGCTACCTGCGTAAGAACAGCAACGAGCGGATTCTGATTCCGCAGAACGATGACGAGAAGGCGTTCCCGACTCCCCGGACTTGGCACTACCTGCGGAATTGCTTGGCTGCTGCCGAGTCGGTTGAGGCACCGGCTCACATCCAGAGCCAGCTTGCCGCCGGTTGTGTGGGCAAGACGGTGGGGTCCAACTTCTTCCGGTACGTCAGCGAACTGGACTTGGTGGACCCGGAAGCTGTGATTGCCGGGACCGCGACGTTTGTGTTCGACCGGAAGCGGATTGACTTGGCTTCGGCCCTGCTTACCTCGCTGGTGTCGTGCATCCGGCGGGATTACTCGCAGGATCGGCTCGACGCTGCGGTGGAAGTTTTCACCAACAACGTCGGCAAGAACGCCCGAGACCTTGTACTGAGCCAGCTTCGGCATCTGGTTCAGGCCCGCCCGGAGGGTACGGCACTGTCGGCTAAGACGATCAAGAACATCACCGAGTTCGGCAAGGACATCCCCGATGCCGTTCGCAGAAGGAGGGCCTAATGACAGCAGCAGCAGTGGTTACACCTGCGGAATTGTTCAGTCACTTCCGCATGATGACCTATCAGTACTTCCCGTACCTGTCTCCCTACGTTTACTCCCTTGTCCCAGTTGAAAGGCCGGGGCTGGGGACGATGGCAGTGGATATGTACGGACGGGTTTATTACGACCCAGCGTTTTGCGAGAAGCTGACGCTGGAGCAGGGGTCCTACGTTGTTCTGCACGAAGCAATGCACCTGATCCTCAGGCATTGCCACCGTGCCGAGAAGATCATCGGCAAGACCCCGAGCAAGCGGGAACGCAGCAAGTACAACATCGCGGTTGACTTGGTTGTGTGGGAAATGATGGAGGCTATTGCCGAACACGCCCCCGGCAACCCTGTCACGTTCCCCACTCTGCAAGCCAAGTACCCGAAGCTTGAAAAGAATCTGACGGTGGAGGAAATCTACTCCATCATTTCGGAGAAGCAGCAGGGTGGTGGCGGTGGTGGCGAGGGGCCCAAGGGTGATGGCCCGGAGACTGAGTGTGATGACGAGAACAACGAGCCTGACCAGAGCGACGAGTCTGGCGATGACGAGTCCCCCGAAACCGACAGTGGCGAAAGCGAGGACGATGATGGTGGCGATGACCAGAGAGGGGAAGACACTTCTGGCAAGGGCCCTGCTGAAGATGACGAAGACGGAGACAGCAGTTCGGGCGACGAAGATGCTGACGAAGACAGCGAGTTCGACAAAGTAGGCGGCGGGTCTGGTGCTGACGGTGACCCCCGTGATTACGAGGAGGAGCCCAATGACAACTGGGAGACCTTCCAAGAAGACAAGCTGCTTGAGGCTATTGAGCAGAAGATCGAAGAGGAAGAGCAGGAGCGTGGAATCGGGACCATTCCCGGTGAACTGAAGCGTGTCATCAAGAACAAGCTTCGGCCTCAGCCCAATCCTTGGGATGTGCTGCGGTCCACGGTTGCCAAGGCTATTGCCAATAGCCGTGGGGCTCCTGACTCGACCTACCGGAGGATGAGTCGGCGTCAGTCCATCATGCCGGATGACACCCGGCTGAAAGGCCAGCAGCGGTACTCCCCAAGTGCTGCCTGTGTGATCGACACCAGCGGCTCAATGACTTCGGAGTGTCTGGCCAAGGCACTGGTTGTCGTGCAGCAGGGGCTCAAGGCAATCGGCAAGCTGCCGGTCATCACCTGTGACGCTCGGGTTACCGGGGACAGGGTGCTGACGGCAGTCAGTCAGGACTTCGTTCTGGCTGGGGGCGGCGGGACGGACATGAGAATCCCGATTGCCCACGCTGAGAAAGAGTATCGGCCGGATGTGATTGTGCTTGTGACGGACGGCTACACCCCATGGCCAAGCAAGCCCACCAAGGGGCAGTTGATTGTGGCCTGCACGACGGACTGCCAAGGCATACCGCCGTGGGCCAAGACGGTTCGGATTCCCGATGCACCAAACAAGGAGGAACTGTGAACAACAAGAAGATTGCCACAGCTTCATGGCTTGCGAAGAAGGCCATGTCGCTGATGAAAAGAGACCCTGAAGAGTACGAGCGGCTGATCACTGGCGGATCGGAGAAGGTGCTGAGCGGAACAGTGGTCAAGCTGGATTGCAATTCACACAACTCTACCCCCAGTTACTTTGCGATCCGAGTGAAAGGCAAAGAGGAGTACTGCCGCGTGTTTTCCGTGCGGCACAAGGAAAAGCTGTACAGCTTCTACAGCTTTCACTTCACGGCAACCCAGTATCGAAAGCGGCTGACGGACAAGTACCTGCCGATCACCCTGCCTGAGGGTGTGAAGTGCAGGACGTATGTCAACTCGCCAGTAACCAAATGCCTGTATCACAACGCTGACGGGTCTTTGGCTATGACTGGTGTGTGGAAAGGCGGCGGTCGGGGCAGGCCCGGTGTTCCGAGTAGTCACGTTGTTTTGAATGACGAGACCGGGGCGTTTGTTGATGACCGCGAACTGGTTCACAAAGTGATTGCAGGCTGCATGAATCAGAGCGTTCAGGCCAACTATCAGTTCTTCCATGCCGCCAGCAAAAAGCGTTCGGAATGGCTTCGGTCTTTCGAGTGCATGACCGGCATGTGCGACATGAAGAAGGTGCTGAAGATTGCGGCAGAGACCTATCGGATGGCGTCGAGGATGTGCGAAAGGCACAAGGGCCTGAGCCTGACGCTGTTCCCCGCTGCCATGGTGGACAAGTTCAAGGTCGAGAGCCGCCTTCAGTCTGTCCGTGTTTCCGGGATGGGCGGCAGGCAGACGGTGCTGGCCCGGGACGAAAACCACAACCCGACGCTGTGCTACCTGCCTGAGGTTGTGCTGTCGTGGGATGAACGATTCGTGACTTCCGAGTATGGGTCAGCGTGGGGCGGCATCGTCATGCAGATCGTGCCGCACGGCAACGCTTTGCTTGACCCCATTGGCTACGGGTCCCAGTTGTCGAGGCACTACAGAACTCTTGGCGATGTGCCGAGGGGCGAGCCATTGCGTGCGGTCACGGATAAGTCGGTGCTTCTGGAGCGGGCATACCACTCGCTGGAAGCCTATGACCCAGCGACACCCATTGAAAATCGAGGGGGCCTGCATCGGTACTGGGGGTGGGCGGCTTACGGTGAGAAGCACGTTTACAGCGAGGACGAAAACAAGATTGTCTTGTGGCCGAAGCATCGGGACAAGGTTCGCGTCATCGGTTTTGGGACTGGGTTCGACCAGTTGTTTGAGCAAGAAGACCCGGTTGCGGAGACCCCTGAAAACATCAGCCTTCTGATTGAAGAGAAGCTTCTGATGGGGAGTCTGCCACTGTGTTGAACCAAGCACTGCCTTACCTCAGTGCTGCGGTGGCACTGGGGTTTATTTACTACTGGCTTGTGACCATGGAACCAGCATTGGTTTCACGGAAGACATACAAGCAACGGACTGCGGTGGTTGCAGCGTATGCAACTTTCGTGGTGCTGACCAGAAATGGCGGCTTCAATTATTTCCAGTTGGCTGCGGAGTGCCTTGCGTTATTGCACATCTTCAGCCTTGTGACGGCGTTTCTCTATGGGGATGCAATGCACAACATGAAAGACAACTGCTGATGGAAGAACGAGCGATACCTCTGAACGTCTACGGGTACATGGTTGTTTACCGGCAGCAAGCCGGTGGCAAATGGACCGTTGACACTGACGATGAGTACCTGAACCTGCCCGCCCACTACCTATCAGTGGACGAAGCACTGGATCGGGTTGAGTACCTGCGGAAGAAGGGCATTGAATCTCGTGTCGCTGCGTTGGTGGCCGAGAGTACGGACACAGCCGAAGAGTTTGAGGAGAACAAAGCCGATGGCCAGTAAGACGAAGATGCCGATTGAGCAGTTCATTCCCCTTTATCTCGCCGCCCACAAGGCTGGCCTGACCAAGGAGGAATTCGCAAAGAAGATCGGGGTGTCTCCGATCACGGTGTACCAGCGGGTGTACGAACTGAACCGCGAGGGCCTCGGCCTTCCGATCTTGGGTGCCAAGCCCAAGATGAGCCTGATCGACCGTGCCAAGGCGGCAATGCAGGCTGCGGGAACCAGCACCGCTGAGCCCAAGGGCAAGGCCAAGGCTGCGGCCAAGGTTGTCGAGCCCAAGGTCGAGGTCGAGGAAGCGGACGAGGTCGAGCCGCAGGACGAACTGGAACAGCTTCTGAACGGGTGATCTTTACCCCGGAGCAGAGGAGCATCCTCTGCTCCGGGGTTTCTCTTACTTGAAGGGATTCAAATGAGGTTTGTTATTTGTCTTTTGTCTTTGATTGTATGCGGCCAGTGTTTCGCTGAACCGTCCTGCCGTAACGGCCAGTGCGGCGTGATCTCCAAGTTGGAGACTGCGACCGCTCAAGGTGTGGCCAATCTGATGGCAAGGCTCCGAAGGATGGGTCATTACGGTGGCAACAGCGGGTACGAGGGGGTGGGCGTTGGCTCGACTCCCCAGCAGGCTCTTCGCAACTGCTGCTATTCCAACAGTGGGATGGCAGTTGTTGATGAGGGCGTGGCCCGTGGTTCGGACGGTCGGTGGTATGCGTGTCGCAGGTACTCTCGGTAACCAAGGAGGGCTCTATGCCTATCGTGTTTTCTCCGGTCAAAGCTCGCCGCCAAGAAGGCAAGTTTGACCTGACGGTTTCTCCCCGGGGCTATCGCTCCGGTTCACTTGCCATGGAGTTTTCATTCTCCACGGGAGTGCAGGATCGGGTTCGGTACGTTGACGGTGATCGGGTTGTGGTTGTGTTCGATGAGACCCAAAAGACGCTTGTCGTGGAGCGGGTGGGTGCCGACACCCCCGGCTACAAGGTGTGTGTCAAGAAGCTGCAGCATGGCCGTGAGGCTGTGAGGGTGCGGGTTGGCTGCACCAAGCAGCACTGGGTTCAGGTTCTCGGTGAGTCTCGTAGCAAGAAGTACGAACTCTTCGAGATCAACGGCAACAAGGTCACGTTCATGGAATCTGCTTGATCATTGGCCAGCCCGGTTCCCGAACACGGGGCCGGGCTGGCCTTCTTTTTTCACGGAGCGAATAGATCAATGGATACCCACAAAAACAAATCACCAGAGTGCGATACCCCGAACTGCCTGATCTGCAAGTTCTGGCCCACAGCCTCAGCCATGTTCCACCCTCAAGCTGCTGAATTCTGGGTGGACAAAGAGACCGCTGAGGTTTTCGTGGCCACCGGACTCAAGGCTCTGTCCACCGGGGAGGTAGTGGAGATGGAGGAGCGGCTGTTCACCTACGTCAAGGCTGTCTGCGACTGCGGTAACGAAGCCGTCATGCGGGCCGACATCCTGACAAATGGATATTCGGATCGCTGCCCTGTGTGTGCCGCCCTGTCTGCCGAAGCCGCCTCAAACTGAGAGAACCAATGACAACCAAGAACAAAGTACTGACGCCAACTCAAGAAGACATCCTCGGGTTCATCGCATCCACCATCTACAAGTCTGGGTACCAGCCATCGTATCGGGAGATATGCAAGAAGTTTGGCTTTCGATCACCGGCTGCTGTCACCAATCACCTGAAGGCTTGCGAGAAGAAGGGGGCCTGCAAGCGACGGCCCGGGTGTAGGTCCTTGGAGTTTTCGTGGAGGGAATACCTATGAGCAAGCCAGCGTGGACTGAGAAAGTCGAGCAAGGAATGTGGATCATCGTGGCCCGCTCTGCCACTGTGATGGCAGCGGAATCGGAGAGCAACTTCTTGGACAAGGAGACCAAGGAGAAGGTGCTGGCTGCGGTTCGTTACGCCGAACACCACTGGCAGAAAGACCGGGAAGCAAAAGAAAGGAACGAGTGACCATGAAAAGAAAGCTGGTTGACCAGACGTTCTTTGAACGCCACTGTTCGCTTATGAACCTCGGGTACGTTCCGTTTTTTGAGGAGTCCAACAGGTTTTCCGCTGGGCCCTTTAGCCTTCGCGGAAGGTCTTACTACCTCAGGAGGCGCGTTTGCCCCAAAGAGCATTCATTGTGGAATACGACCATCGTTTGTTTCTATGACTTGCCGCCGGGGTCCCATCCTTGTGTTCTGACAATGCTCAAGGCGGCAAATCACTTTGCCATGATCAAGGCTCGTCAACTTGTTGAACTCACCAAAGTCTTTGATGTTTGTTCTTAGGAGGACACCATGCCAAAAGCTTACGGGTACTGCCGTGCCAGCACTGGAAGGCAGGACCTCACCTTTGACGTACAGAAAGCTGCCATCGAAAGATACTACGAGGGCAAGCTGAAACAGGAGGGGTTTGAGTGGGGCGGGGCCTATGAAGACAAGGATGTTTCAGGGGCCCAGCCATTCACTGAGCGGCCGAAGGGCAGAGAGCTGTTTGTTCTGGCTCAGCCGGGGGATGCGATTATCTGGCACAAAATGGACAGGGCTTTCCGAAGCGTGATGGACGGTGCCAATACCTTCAACCTGCTCAAGACCAAGGGCATTGCAGTTCACTCGCTCGACATTCAGTTGGACACAAGCACGGCCATGGGTTCTTTCGTGTGCCACTTGATGATGCTGCTCGGGGAACTGGAAAGATCGTGGATCAGCACCCGTACAAGGGAGGCACTGGAGGCACGGAAAGCACGGGGTCTGCCGCCGTCTTGTTCGCTGCCGCCCGGATGGAAGTCGATTGGCGTCGGGAAAGAAAGGCACCTTGTCCCTGACATAAGGGAACGCCAGATCATTGAGATGGTCCGTGCCAAGTTTTTATCCGGCATGACGCTGGAGAAAATCTCAAACGAGCTTTACTTCAAGAAGATCAAGCGGATTCGCAATAGCCCCACGAAAAGAAAGGCGACTTCGGAGTACGACCGCCAGTTCCTAGAGTTCTCCCTGATGGCAAGGGCAGAAGGGTATCCAGTGACCGCGTCCATAATGGCGTGGAAAAAAACTATTGGCAAAGTCAAACTGACCAAGCCATTCAGGGTGAGGCTGCTGGAAATGGAAGAGCAACACGCTCAAGCAAGCGGTTCATCTTCGTAAGCCTGACGAAGGCGGTCCAGATGGGACATCAGCTTCCGCTTTGCAGTCTTGGGGGCACAGCCTGCGTCCCTGCCCAAGGCATTGAAGCTGGTTTCCTCAAAGACAAAACGCTCAATCCACTCCCGCTCTTGTTCTGTCAGCCGCATGAGGCTGCTGATGGCGGCATCCGGGGGCTGGCTCTTGGGCTTTTGTCTTTGCTGGGCCTGCGACAGGGATAGCCTGAGGACACTGTGGGCCTGCGTCTTCAGTTCGTTCTGAACTTCTCGGAGCATCCCGTTCTTTATGGCCACCGAGAAGTAGGCACTGAGGTTCTTTGACCGGCCGGGATCGTAGGTCTTGGCCGCTTTGCAGCAGGCCATGTAGGCAGCGGACTCCAAGTCACAGCTTGCGGCCACAGACCTGAGGCAGGGCATGGTTTGCATGAACACGTTGATGCAAACCGGCACCAGCTTAATAGCTTCCTCGACCAGCTTTTGCTGATCTGCATTGAGCATCACCGATCTCCATATCGGAAGTAGTAGTCGCTCCTAATGACACGCCTGCAGGCAGCTTCGTGGCAGCTTCGGCATCTCCATTGCCCGTCCACTATGCCAAACGTGTCAGTGTAGTATTCCCCGGGTGCCTCGCACTCGTAGCAGGGGAGAGGCTGTCCGATCTTCTTGGTCGGCTTTCTTGGCCTCCCTCTTTTCTTTTGTCCTAGGTTAGGGCTCGTCATAAAATTCGGGCCCCGGTTTTTTCCGCTTCAGCTTCTGGCAATGTTCCAGAATTTTTTCACGCGCGCGGGAGGAATCTACCCCAATAGCCTCGCAGCATTCATCGAACTGGATTTGGCCGATGCCACCCTCTATCCAGCGACGGGCCTGAGTTCTTTGGTAGATGCCTTCTTTGTCATTGCCCCCGGTGTGGCCCCCTTTGACGTAGGCCGCTCGGTGGTAAAGGTTTGTGTCTGCTGCCAGACGTTTGACGGTCTGGAGCAGCATCCCTGCGCAGAGAGCCCGCCAGCCGCCTTCCAAGATGTCTGCTTCTATACTTCCTGACACTTGTTTTGCTCCAGAAAATGGATGGCCATGGCGAGATTGCACATTGCATGGGCCAGATGTTCCTCTGCCGTGTCACCTTCCATAAACTTTGCCATGTGATTGAAGGCGTGGTTTATGCAGTGATCAACGGGCATTCCCTTGGTCCAGTTCTTTTCTCCATGGCGGGTTGCCCCTCTTGCCATGGTTCTTGCCATGGCCCTTAGCCCCGCCATTGGGATCAGGTCGAATCTTTCGGTGACTCTTCCTCGGGTAGCTCCCGAAGGGTACTGCTCAATGCTTTCTCCATCAGGGCCACGAACGACCTGACATCCTCCAGCCGTACCGTCACCAGCCAGCCCGTTCGATCCTTTCGGTGGAAGACTGCGGGCGTCATGCCACCAGCCTGCTCCACTGCTGTGGCCATTGCTTTGTGCAGGTTGAGGTTCTGCACCAGCTTCGACTCTATGAACAGGTTGGGGGCCTGCACTGCTATCAGATCGGAGTCCCCAGCATCCCCGCAGTATTGAACCGAACGACGAACGTCCCACTGAAACACCTCCCTTAATTTTTGGCACAGTTCCAACTCTCCACGCTTTCCCTTCTGCCGAGAATTACAGGCCATCACTTACCTCCTTGCTGGTCTTTGACGATCTCCGCGTTTGCTGCCGCCTGATATGCAGCCGAAGCTGCCTCCGGTGTGCTGAATCGTCCGAGATACTTTCCGCAGCACTGGGCCCTGTACGGATTTGTTGAAAGGTGCTTGTCGTAATACACCCCCCTCGGCATTCCGTTTTTGGATGACGCCTTCCTGTTGATGTTGTTGACTCTGAACGTCGCCGCACGGAGGTTCGACATCCTGTTGTCTGTCTTGATTCTGTTGATGTGGTCCACCATCTTTGGGTACTCGCCGTTCTTGAGCTTCCACAAAAACCTGTGAAGCAGAACTTGCTTGCGGTTGATGGTGGCGTGGATGTACCCATTGCCGCTGCCTGCCCAAGAATGAGCCATGACCTCGGCCGCAAACTCTTCGTCAAAAAAGAACAGGGGTTTACCTGAACTTTTCATTGCGTTCCCTTTCTTCGATGGCCCACTCGGGGAGAGGGGTCGGGTCTTCCTTCAGTCCAACTCTGCCGAGAAGCCACGCAAGGAAAGAGAGGTCGAGCATCTCTTCGCCGTCCTCTTCTTTCTTGGCGAACAGAATGTTGCCAAGCGTGAGATTCTTTTTGCCGCCAGCATGAAAGCCTTCATGGCAGTCGCGGCACAGCAGGCAAAGATTTCTGTGGTCGTGGGCGTCCATGCCTCGACGCCTGCCCACAATATGATGAAGCTCCATCCGTCTGCCGGGCCTGTATTTTGGCCATCGGCAAACACAGCAGCGTTCGCAGAGTTGAACGTAAGCTTCTAGCTGTCTGCGGATGCGATCCAGTTTTTTGCTCATCTTGCCCTCCGTGTTTTTTCAGAGTAAGGGCAAGGTCAAGAGCAATCTCTGTTCACTACGGCAACCGTCGAGATTGGTACTCCACGAACTGCTTGAGCCTGACCATGTCGGGGTAGTCCGGGTCTCTTATTTCAATGACCTTCAGCATCTCGCGGACGTACCCTTCAAGTTCTTTGGCTGACTGGAACGTGTCCTTGCGTCGTGAGCCCCAGCCCATTTGCTTGTGGGCAATGGCACCATGGGTGTACGCACACCACTCGTCACAGAGATACAAGGGCGAGTCGTTCCACCACCGACGCTGGTCAACCAGATAGAGCTTGTAGATTTTTCCCCGGCGGTTGGCCGGGATTGAATTGGCAACTTGCTCTATGGTGATCTCGGGGTGGGGCAGCACGATCCCCTTGCCGTCCAGCAGGTAGATGCCGTGCTTGCCCCTCTTGTTCCAGACCTGATTGCTGGCTGCGTGGGTCAGTTCGTGCGTCCAAGTGACGAGATCAGTCGGGTCACTGTGGTCCTGAAATGCGGACGGGTTTTTGACCCGGCTGACAAGCTCCTTCAGTATTGGCGGATACTGGCCCTCAGGAGCCTTTCTGATGGGCGGGCACACTCCCGATAGCAGCTTCAGGGAGTCGGCCTCTAGCGGTGCAATAGAGGGCTTTGGCAAGGCATCGTTAAAATGAGGAGTCTTATCTTGTGACTTCTCTGATGCTTCTTTGATAGGGGCCTTTACCTGCACTTCAACCCTAGGCGTAGCCGGTGTTTCACGGACTACGCTTTCGGGTTTGGGTGCTGGCTTTGGGATGTAGTACTTGGGCTGTGGTCTTGCTGGGGTCAGCAGCCACCATAACAGCATGGCTGCGACGTAAGCCTGCCCAATCCTGTAGTAGTAGTTTGGCACATAACCTTTTATGTGCCCGACTACCTACAGATGGGGATTTAGAATGGGCTGTCCACCTCCCTTTTCGACCACTTGGACCAGCCATTGGTGCCAATCAGGTTGCCGTCCTGATCCTTTCTCCTTGGATACAGGGCCCCGTCGCTCTTCCTCTGGCCGAAGCCGATGCTGCACCCGCAGTCAACACAGCGGACTTCGTAGAAGTGATTGCCCTTGTTCTCTCGGGTGACCGGGACAGTGTTGGTGCTGTCACAGGCTCCGCATGTGGAGACACCGAACACTTCGATGGCCCCTGCCAATTCAGCAAAACAGTCTTTGGTGTCGGCCCCATCAACTTCAATTTCAATACGGTCAGTCTTCCATTTGATCTTCATGCTCTGCTCCTAGGAAACTCGCTGGGTGAAACAACAGAGTGCCCGCCAACCCAGTGAATGGTCGGGCCTGTGTACTGGTAATCTTCGGTATCAAACGGGCAATCGCTCGGGTCTCCATCAGCCCTCTCAAACTCTTCCCTCAGCCTTCGGTAATCGCGGCCAACGATTGTGCCTTTGTATGTCAGCCCCCCAGTTTCTTTGATTCGCTGGTATTTCCTGATGGACTTACCTGACAAACCATCAAGTCCGGTTCTTCTATCAATCTCTTGTATTACGATTAAGGGACACTTCTTCATTTCCTTGACACACCACAGGAGATAAGGCATTGGAATGGAATCCATTGTCTTGCTCTTGTGTTTTCCAAACGGCATTACATCGCTCATTGGGTAACCTCCATTGGTAAATCTCTTTACTGAAAATTCTCGTCAGCAGCAGGTCGTGCAACCTCCACAGTCGGTTGCCCTCCCCTCGGCCCAGCACTGGGTTGCTTGGTGATTGCAGACCGACTCCCTGCAAATAGCAGGAAGTCGGCTAGATCGGGCCGCTCGGAGCCATGCCGGACCTTTACCCGTGGAGTGATTTTGTTTTCGCAGTTCGCCACGTTGAACCCTGACACTGCGTACCAAGGGAGCCTCGCTCCTATGCCCTGCCCGTACAGTCGGACCCCCGGCAGGCACTGATAATCCTCCACCGTTTTGGCCGCAGCCCCGGCTGGTGGTACACCGTCTGCCCCGTCCTGAATGGGGCTTGTTCGATCCTTCTTTTTTCGTTGTAAGGGTGCTGTCAACAGCAATCCTTGTTCACTACTTCGCTGTGTTCCAACGCTCCTCGTTTGCCTTGCGATCAATGGCATCCTTGAACGCCTGCTTCCACATCGGAGTCAAGCGGGCCTCCTTCAATGCCCACCTCAAATAGTCCACGGGAATCTGCGACAGGGGCTGGCCCTTCCACTTGCCGAAGGGGGCACGAAACTCCCGCCGTCTGGGAGTGTCGCGGTCTGGTCGGCCGAAGGGGTCGTGGTCGTAGCTGTCGAACGTGACGCCCAGCACCAGCCCCTCACGACGCTTCCGCTCCGTGTCTCTCTGCAGGCGGGCGGCTTCTCGCTCGGCTTCCATCTCGGCGGCAACGGCGGCGTCGATCTCTTCCAGCGTGGCCTCGTCCTTGAGGCTGTCTCGGACCTTGATGCGGATGTCCTTCTTCTGGTCGCAAAGAACGTCCAGAGCGGTGCATAGCTTGTGGCAACGGCTGGAGTCGGTCAGGTCGTGGACAATAAAGAAGGGCTTGTCGCTGGCTGCTATAGCCGCCTTCCGCTCGGCTGCGGTCTCAAGGCCGTCCGTCACCCCGGTCAGGTTGCGGGTGCCCCGGCCAATCATCTGCGTGTACTTGTTCAAAGCCTTCGTTGGCTTGGCAAGGAAGATTTCCGACACGGGCGGGTGATCCCATCCCGTGGTCAGGATGCCTACGTTGATGATGACTTCCCGTTGCCCAAGCATGAAGCACTTGAGTTCCTCCCGGTACTCTTCTTCGGACTGATAGCTATGCACCAAGCTGCAATGCAGCGAGTGGCGGTCCAGCATCAGGTCCCTAAGCAGAGTCGCTTGCCTGACCGAATGGGCGAACACTAAGGCTGGCTGCTTAGGCTTGTGGTTCTGGACAATCAGTGCAGCTATGTCGTGAAGGACTTCTTCCGCCCTTAGGATTTGGTCTAGCTCCTCAGGGTTGAAGTCCGACGATGCCTTTTTCGCCAACTTCGACAGGTTGATGGACTTGACGTAGTGAACCTTGACCTTGGGTGGACAGAGATAACCCTCGTCAATCGCCCTGCGGAGGGAAAAGCAGTAAGAAATCTTGTCGTAGAACCCAAGGAGCGAAGCCTTGTCTGCCCGGTAAGCCGTGGCAGTGCAGCCAAGGACCCTCGCTCCCCCGTCCACCAACTGCTGCAAGATGTCACGGGCCTGCATGGTGAAGCCCCAGTGGGCCTCGTCCACCACAACCAAGTCCACCTTGCCGATGAACTTCTTGTACCTGTCGTGCCTAAGAAGGGTCTGCCAACTGGCCACCACAAACTCAGTCTCGGGCAGGGCACTGAGATCAGCCTGCTCAATGTCAGGTTCGCAGTTCCTCAACGAGCGAATCGTCTTTACGGTCTGCCCAATCAGTTCGATCAGCGGAACGATGACCAGAGTTCTGGCCCCCTCCCGGGGCAACAGGACAAACGTCCGCGTCTTGCCTGTGCCGGTCGGGAGTTCCAGAAGCAGCTTCTTCAAGCCTTGCCGCCAGTCCGAACGCAAAGCAGTGATCGCCTCCTTTTGGTAGTCCCTAAGAAGGTGATCAAAGAGTGGCAGGGATTGGCACTTTGCTGGTGGCTTCATTGGGCACCCCCTAGTCGGGCAGGACCTGAGATAGGGAGTGGCCAATTTCCTGCATCTTGCTGCGGCTCCTCCCGATCCACCGGCTCCTCGCCTGCTCTTCTGTCCAAGAGTTCTTGATAAGGTCCCGGAGCCTCTGTATCTCTCTTTCGTCGGGGTCTTTTTCCCTTGCCTTTTCCAGTGCCCTTGGCCTCATCACCTTCCGTTCGTGGAGCATCCGATAAATCCCTTTCCTGCTGAACTGCTGGTATGTCATCTGAACCTGATACACGCTCATCCCCGACTGGTAATCCGAGATGATTTGCTCCTGCCAATCCGGTGGTATCTCCTGACCATGCGCGATCATCTGTCTGCTCTCCTAGGAAAGAGTTGGTGTGTTGATCCAAGGCCGCCCGCACGACACGAAGTTCCGCGAACAGCATTGGGACTGCCCGCATCAGAATCAGCGGAAGCTGGTTCAGGTCGCTGTAGACGATCAGCCGCTCTAGCTGGTCAATCTCTGCGTCAGACATCATTGGCCACCTCCTGCTTGATGGCCTTGCCGTACTTCTTCCGCAGCCGCTTGCAGTCGGCGGCAGTGACGGCCCCCTGCTCAACGAGAATGTCGAGGTGGTGCAGGATCAGAGTGACCTGCTCGACGTTGTCCTTCTCCTTCTCAAGCTTGGCCTCGGCCCGCTTGATGAGGTCGCTCTTGGTCTCCTCGACCGGAGCCTCGACAGGGGCAGCGGCTTCTTCAGCAGGGGCTGCTGCAACGGGCTGCTCGTCGCCAGCCAGCCAGCCACCAGCCAAGCACCGGAAGAGAATCTTCTGGGCGTAGGTGCATTGGATTTCAAACGTCTGGATGCCCGGCCGATCCTCAGGCGTGAAGCCCAGCATCAACGGGCACACACAAGACACCCACTCCCCGCTCTCATGGTTCAGCCGACCGACCATGACCCAGCCATGAACGGCTTGGAATCCGGTGAGGAACGTCGGCATGGTGAAGCCGTTTGCCAGCAACGACGGCAGAAGGGCATCACAAATGTCCTTGAGGGTGGCGTACCGGAATCCCTCTTCCTTGTTCTCACCGCTCTTGGCAATCGCCTTGTAGGTGGCCTGAGCCTTCCGCAACGCTGCGGTAAAAGACTTGGTCTCAGGCGAACTACTCACTCCGCTCAGTCCGTGATCCAGTTGCATTTCTGCTCTCCTTTAGAACCCAACGAGGAACAACCAACTCCGTAATCTGGCCAGCATCCGGCTGGTTCCAGTGGTCGATAAGCAGCCGCGTCTTGAGGTCTATGCGTGTAGACCTGAGGTCACGACGGGCTGACTTGAGAAGCTGCTCTGGCAGCACAACTGCGTGGCACTCATAGGGAGGCACGGTTGACGAGAGCAGGAAAACAAACTTGGTTGCCGGTATGCCTGCGGCTCTTGCACCCGACAGGTAATGCTCGGCTTGGAATGCGTATCCGTAATCAATGACGGATCGCCAGAAGGTCTTGAGCGGCTGACGTTCCTTTGTGGTTTTTAAATCCCACAGGAACGTGGCAGCACACGCATCAGGACGGCACTTCAGCTTGAGGCCGGTCTCTGGGTCTATCCACCGGATGCTGAACTCACGGTGTTCTGTCTGCTCTTGAAGCCGCCCAAAGATCGGGTTGGCCAAGATCGCATCGAACTGCCTGTGATACGCCTCAGCTTCTTCAACGGACAGACAGATGGCATCGGCACTCTGGCCTGCCAGCCACTCTTCGGTCTTCTTGGTGCGGCGACCATCAGCCCCAAGGACTTCCTTGGGAATGACAACTACGCGGCCCCACCAAGCACTGGGCCCTTGCTCGGCCCATTCGTGAACGTGCGTTCCCTTTACAAGGGATGCCCCGAATGGGTTACTTATCCCGCCAGAGATATACCGGCCGTGGAAGTACAGCGGGCCGTTGGCCCACAAGTCCCATAGCTGGCTCTTGCTCCACCACTCCTTGTCGGCGTGGTAGGCATTGATCGGCTCATCAAACCGGAGAGCAGTAGTAGCGGCGGCCGGACTCGAACCGGCGACACCCGGCTTATGAAGCCGGTGCCCTTGGGGGGTGAGGCCACCCGAAGGTTTTGCCTCGTCGTGGTGGTTTTCGCCCCCCAAAGCCGAACTATTGTCTCTTTTTACGCAAGGAGACAGTTCCATGATCGACGTAGCACTCCATTATTGCAGTGAAAGAGACCTGTCGGCAGATTACCGGCAAGCGTTGACAAGAGTGGCCCGCTCAATGCAGGCCAGCGGCATCACTCCGTTGACGCTTGAAGACTCCGTGTTCAATCGGTGGCTTCTGGGGGCCGCGCCGTCGCAGTCCACCACACGATCCAACTACAGGCGGATGGGGCTCACACTCTGGCGGGCCGCACTCGACTTGCAGTTGGCGACTCATCGTATCGGAAGGGTTGCCAGAGTCAAGTGCCGGGTTGCACCGCCCGTTGCATGGTCGGCCAGCGAACTTTCCCGGCTGCTGTCTCACGCAGAGCAGATGACCGGCGTGTTCCGTGCCAGCGGTTGTCCGCAGAGCCTTTTCTGGCGGGGCTGGATTCTCACTGGCTACGAAACCGGCGTTCGTTTCAGAGACCTTCACTATCTGCAGGCCAACCAGATGCGGGACTGCCGACTGTGGGTGGTCCAGCACAAGACGGGCCGACCGCTCGGGAAGCAGCTTTCTGCAAATTGCCAAAGTGTCCTTTGCGATCTTGCAAAGCTTTCTACAGACGGCTCCCTTTTTCGCTGGGCCCTGAGCCGAAAACACGTTTTCTTGCATTTCCGAAAATTGGTGAAAGACGCTGGTCTTGCTGGGTCGAGCAAGTTCCTTCGCCGCAGTGGGGCCACGGCAGTAGAGATGGCCAGCCCCGGAGCGGCCAGCAAATTTCTGGGTCATCTGTCACCCGGACTAGCAGCAAAGCATTACCTTGATCCTACCCTGTTGGCAGAGCGGCAACCCTCGCCGCCTCCAATCTGCGTCACTCAAAGTAAGACTGCGGGTCCGTCCGTCGCTTCTTCGTAGATATGACACCGCTGCGTAATTCACGCTCACGGGCAAGCTCTTTCCCAAGCTGACGTTCCAAGGCCATCAACTCAAGCAGCTCGTTGTCCACGAAAGGCTTGGAGTCCTCGGGGATAAAAGTCTGAGTGAAGTTCCTTACCAGAGGGTCAGCCTGCATCATCTCGGCAATCTTCTTTCGGGCGTCGATTCGCCGGGCCTGATCGTCTACGTTCTGGAACTTGACCCCAGAGGTGGCGTTAATTCCCATCTGCCAAAGCCTATCCCTAAAGTCGGGCAGCTTCTCATCATCCAAAAGCCTATTGGTGATCTGGAGTGTGCGGGGAGCGAACGGCAGGAGGTTCAGGACGGGGTCAAGATTCTTGATCGTCTGCCCCCAAGCACTCTGCGGGTGAACACCAATGAGGTCCTCGGCCAAAGTCTGAGAGACAGTCTCCATGTCCTTCAGTGGTCGCTTGGTGTAGAAGTTTTCCCCTGTTACGGTTTGTGCGATCTCTTTGAGCAAGGGGTGGGCAAGCTTCCCAACGGCGTCAGTGCCGGTATTCCACGCGGTCCCAGCGATGCTCGGGGTCCCGTCCCTCTGGAACCCGGGCTTGATCATGTTGATCTGGTCGATGCCCGGCAAGTCTATGTCGGTAAGCCAAGGCGTCACCCCTTCCTTGACCCCACCAAACGGTCTGCTCAGGCGTCCCTCAACAGGAGTGCCATACGAACCACGAATGCTTTCGGGAACGTACTCCTCCTCTTCGGAGTGCAGCACCGCCTCGGGAAGCCGCATCCCAAGCTGGGTGTACCTGCCGCCGGGGTGATCCATGATCTGCTTGGCAACCCACTTGCTGGTCCGTGAGGTGTAAGACCAGAACGGAATCAGCCGCCTGAAGAAGTTCTTCTCCAGAGTGGTAAGGCTGTCGTAGTCAACGTGGGCTGTTAGCACCCTTTTACCGGCCTCCATGGGGTCAACACCCTGCCGAAGCAGGCCGTTGAACAGAGCCATGCGGTTGATCTGGTCGGTAATGTCGCCCGACTTGGCAGACCATCGCAGGAACGGGTTGCCGATGTTCGTGCTGTCTTGAAGGCCAAGCTCACCAAACTTGTCCCAGTTCTTGGTTAGTTCTGAAACTGCGTGTTCGGCTGGCTTTGGAAGAGTGTTGCCTGTCAGCTTGTCCCAAGCCGCATAGCCCGTGGTGGTCCTCGGGTTCCAACCCGGGAGAAGCTCGTCCGCTACGTTGACACCACCTTGAAGAGCGGTGGCCCGGCCAGCAAGGTCCGACTGCCGCCTGCCAGAGGTCACTCCCGCTGCGGCAATGTCAGAGATGTATGCCCGCTTCCTTTCGTCGGGAGCCATGCCCTTGTACTTGGGCCAAGTGGCAAGGTGTTCGTCCAGCTTTTCCCAGTTCCCCTGAATCAAGTCTTTGGCGGAAGAGTAGCCAGCCATGGTGTCCCTGCCACTGCCAAGCTCGACAAGGTTTGTGAACCCGGCTGCGTACCAGTCCCTGTTTTTGGATGCTGGCCAAGCCAAAATGGTGGTCTTCCACATGGCGGTGAACCTGTCGAAGAAAGCCAGCCAGTCCCGCTGAACCTCCGGGTACTTGTAGAAGTCCGCAATCTTGGCCATCGCACTCACGACCCGCTTGTCCACAGACACGTTCCGAAGCTTGATGTCTTCTGCGGGGAATCGGCTGGCAAGCCTGTTGGCGATCTGCGTCTTGGCCCCCATCTGGACCTGAACGGGGAGCTTGGTCTGCGGCAGCGTGAACAGGTCCAAGTCCTTGAGGGCTTTCCCCATGGACACATGCACGTTCTTGTCCGTAACTGTCTTGTAGTTCTGGAGCTTGGCAGACTTGGCTAGGAAATCCTCCATGGTGGAGGCAACAGCCAATGCCCGCTCATTGCCAACCACCGAGCGGGTGAAGTCATCAACGAAGCTGGACCCGAAGAGCGGCATCCCGGCATCCAGAGACTTCTGGTCAAGCTGCCGCAGAGTACGGGCAAGCAAGGACGCCTGCTTCATTGTGTACTCTGGGCCTGTCCCGGCCGGGAACAGCTTGGCAGACTCCCCGTCCATCACTTTCTTGATGTACCTCGCAGCCTCAAGGTCGCTGCTTAGGAGCCTGTCTGGCCCAGCAACCTGCGGGTCAAGGCTGAGCTTGTTGAGAACGTCGGTGCCGCCGGGGCTTTTCAACGGGTCTTTCCGGGCCATCTGGTCGCCGGTCATTGCCGAGAAAGACTTCCCGCCGCTCGACTTTCCTGAGCCCTCTTCTGTGATCTTCTGCCAGAAGGACATATCGTCCACATGGCGAGGGAAGTACATGGTCTTGAACGGGTCCTGCAGTTCCTCACTGCCAAGCCCAGCCTGAGCCCTCTTCGACAAGTACTCGGCAGCAAGCCCGGGTTGGGTTGGGACGAAGTTGCTGCCGGTCTTGAGAGCTGCATAGGCCCCCTGACCGTGCCACATATCGACAAACCGCTGTAAGTCTGACCTGCTGCTAATCATCTTGAGGTCTTCGGGCGAGGGTCTGCCCTCAAGAACACGACGCATGGCCCGTCCGACTTCGTTGTCCCCAAAGACGCTGGGGTCGAGGTCTTGCAGGTGCTGGCTGGCTTTGAACCGACCGGCAGACTCACCGGCCTTCAGGGCATTGGTGAGTTCTTTGCCAATGATCTGCACTGATTCCTTTGGGGAACCGGCTGCACTCCTGTCGAAAGCTGCATAGCCGTACCGAACAGGGGCCGACCACCGCAGGGCTTGACCAGCCTTGTCAATGTTGCGGGCAATGGTCTCGCCAAAGGGGCCGAGGTTCATGCCCGTCTGAACGTAGTCAGAAAGCGGAAGGCCAATGCCAATGTCATAGCGAAGGGGCGAGTCCTTGACCTGATCGTAGTTCTGCTTGTACCTGCCAAGCCAATCGTCCACCTTCTTGGTGGCGGCTGCTGGGTCAGCCTGAGCTTCGATGATGTCCTTGACGGTCAGGTTTCGCCGGGAGGTCACCGTTCCAGCCAGCGGTCTGGCCAAGAGGTCAGCGTCGGTCAGGTCGTTGGCAATCTCGGACGCACTCGGCCTTACCCCCGGAGACTTCCAGCCTCGGCCAAAGTTCTCCCACCAAGAATCCAAAGCGTTCTGGGTGTACTTGCTGCCCAAGTCTCCGTCTTGAATGAGCTTCTTGCTCATCACACGGGTGGCGTCATCAAGCAGGCCAGCACCCCGGAGGGCCTCGGCACCGCGAGTCAGGCCCGGTCCAACGTAGGTGGTCGGGTCAGTGAGCGCACCAGCAGCAAACTCTGCAAGCGGTCTTCCCCATCCGCCCAAGGCTTCAGAGCTTGGCCGAAGACCCAACTCGGCAAGCATCTTGCCAGTGGTTGTGCCGCTGCCGAGGGACTGGCCTGCAATCGTATCCCTGACAAGGGACGCAGGGGCATCCAGTACGTCAAAGAGAAGCTCGGCCCCCTGAAGGGTGCGGCCTGCCACCTTGTCAAGAAGGGACTCCCTTTCTTCAGGAGAAAGGGCCGTACCCGCGACCGGGCTTTCGCTGTCGAAGTAGCTGCCGCCGTAGCCGATCTGCTTCCGGCGACCGCGTGGAGGGTCAAAGTAAGACTCCACTGCCCCCTCCTTTTACCACCAGCCGGTCAAGTCCCCGACCCCTTCGTACATACCGTGTGCGGCCGACTGCCACGGACCCTTGGCGTACTCTCCGGTCATCGAATACCAAGCGTTGCGGGTGGTGTCGTTCCACGGGTCTGCCCCCAATTGCCGCGCCCAAGTTTCGTAATCGTCACCTTCTTCGCTGGATTCTTTGACCGCCATTGTCCACTGGCGGAAGTACTCTTTTTCTTCTGCGTCAACAGCCTGTCCGCTCGACACCTTTGACCAGACCGACTGGGCGTGAGTGGTGCCCTTTTCTGCAACGTAGGCGTTCTCTCGCTTGGGGTCCGCAACCTGACCGGGACCAAGCGTTTGCTTAAAAGTGGTCCGGTAGACGGCAATCGACTCAGGGCTTGCCCGCTGGGCTTTCTTTAGGTCATCGGCCTCTTTGGTGACAGGAGACCTGTTTTCGTAAGCCTTCTGCTCCTGAACCGTCTTCATGGCATTGGCTTCGTCTTGGCCTTTCTGCATGAAGGCGGCAAAGTTTCCAAGTCCAAGCTCTGGGTTCTGGGCATGGTAAGCAACCAGCGTTCGGATCATGTCCTCAGAGGTGCCAGCGTTTTGCAGGTCCCTCTGGAACATCACGTTTGCTACGGAGGTGTTCATCCTGCGGGCAGTGTTGTCCTGATTGGCCCGCTCACGAATGGCACCACGAACGTCGGCACCCTGTTCGGCCTTCCACTGATTGGTGAAAGTGTCGCGGACTTGGGCCGCCCGTTCAGCATGGCTCAGGCCGGTGCCTAGATCGTAAGCTTGCCGGAACTGCGAGAACGTAACGTCCTGCTTGCCGTCACCATCTCGGTCAGCACGGGCCTGCTTTTCCCACTTGGCGTACTCATCCCGAAGCCACTTCTCGCCACGCTGATCTTCCATGCGGTCGCGGGTACGCTGGTTGGGGGTGTACCTCATGCCGCCGCCGGGGACTTTGACAACGTCGTAGTCTTCCATCATCCGGTTGTGGCGGTTTTCAAAAGCAGCAAGGTCCGCTTCAAGCTGCGGCATCTCCTCTTCGGAGTAGGCGTCGTAGTCGATGCCCGCCAGCTTTGCTCTGTACTCCAGAGAGTTTCCAGCCTGAAGATGCACCGAGCGGTCTGCAGGGGCTCTCGGGACATAACCACCCTTTCCGTCATTGGCAGTCTGGTCCCAAACGTGGTAGCCCTCACCACCGGGGCCGTCTTTCCTCGGCACCTCAGGCTGGTGCAACTGGTAGTCCCGGGCCTTCTTTTGCTCGGGCGTCAGGTACCTGTCGGGCACACTGTCGGCAACACCTCTGCGTCCACGAAGGGGGCTTCCAGCACGACCTCCCGGCATGGGCCTAGTGGCTTCGTAATGGGCCTGCTGCTCGGCAAGAGCCTTTTCCTTTTCGGCATGGGCTCTGGCTAGGGCGGCCCTTCGCATACGGTCGCCACTGTCTTGGGCAAGCCCACGCTCAAAGCCAATGGCACGGGCGGCACCACGATCCAGTGCCCCTTCCTTGTGTTCCCGGTAGTCTTCAGCCCACTGCGGTGCTTCGATGGCCCGGACTGCGACTTCACGACGCCGCCGATTCTCGTCGCTGGCAGAGGGCTTTGGCTCTTCGGGACCGGGAAGGTGAAGCTCTGGCTCTTCCACCCTGTCGTGACCAGCAGAAAGCTCGGGTCCGTCCAAGGGGGAGCCCTCACCGCGAGCCAGCCTAGCCCGCTCGGCCCGGTGCCTGCGGATAGTCTCTTCAGAAGATGAGCCCGGTCGATAGGGAATAGCCATCAGTGCCACCTTGACATGGTTTGCGGAATCTTCTGTGCTTTCTGCGATCCATCAATAAGTGCTTTGAGTTGGCGAAGCCGGTCTTCGGACGATCCCGATGCAGGGAAATCACCGATGTCTCTTCTGCCTTCTGGGCCGGTTCCTGTTTCAGTCTCGCCGCGAGCGAACGGGTCTTCGTATTCGGGCTGAGTCAAGTTGTTTGCAATCTGGTAGGCCGCCCCAGCCCCGAGCAGCAAGCCGCCGCCAATCAACGCTTTCTTTTTGGATGGGATGTAGCCCTTGATCCGTTCGGTCAGGGACTTTTTCTTGGGCTTGCCGTCCTTGCCGACTTTGGACTCTGCGTCAACATCTGTCTTGTTGTCAGTTTTTGCAGGGTCAGGATCGTTCTTTCCAACAACAGGGGCATCGCTCTCGCCAACATTTGATTTTGCAGCTTGGTCGAGCTTTTCGTTGACGGCATCAACGTCTGCTGGGGTTTTCTTGCCAGCCTGCGGAGCCGGGCCCTTTTGGGCGGCGGCCTGCTGTGGCTTGGCTTTTGGCTGCGGCTTCGGCTTAGCCTGACCTTTGGGTTTGGCTGCTGTCGTGGCTGCTGCTTGCTGCGTCTGCGGCTTAGCTTGAGGCTTGGGCTGCGGGGTAGTGGTGGCCTGCGGTGCTGGCTGCGGGGCAGGCTGTGCCGTGGCGGCTTCTGGCTTCCCCTTCTTGTGCGGACCACTGGCAACCGCCGCGTCGAGCTTGTCCATCACCTCTGCCTTGAAGGCCGCCCGATGGTCAGGGTCGGTGATTGCGTCGTAAGCGTCCTTGGCTTCGCGGTACTGAGCCTTAGCCCAAACAAGCTCTTCGGGCGTTGCGTCCTTGTTGCCGAGGATTGTTTCAAACTTGGCAAGCGGCAGTTCGTCTTCTGCTTCAAGGCCGCCAAGCTGAAAGTCTTCGGCTTCGTCGGCAGCAGCGGCACCCTCGGTCTTGGCCGGGGCACTCTGTTTTCCGTCGCTTTCTAATTGGTACCGGCTGGGCACAACCTCCCCGTCAGGCCGGGTGACGTAGCCGCCGGGCTTTGCTGCCGTGACGCTGCGGTTGCCAAGAGCCCGCTCTTCTTCGGCCAGCATTTCCTTCTGCTTGGTATCGTACTCACGAATCTCTGCCTCGCTCTGGGGGCCGTACCTTTCAACCTTGGCATTGGGAGCCGCCTTGTACCGAGACTTCCAAGCACCCTCATCTGCGTGATCCGTGGTCAGCTTCTTGGCCTTTGACTGACGAGCCTGCTCCGTCTTGTAGGCATCAAGCTCTTCCTTGCTGCGGGCAATGTCTTCTGGGTTGGCTTCAAAGTCGGGGCTGACGGCTGGCTCACCATCACGAACCGACGAGACAATTTCCGGGTGATCGGCCCTCTTGGTCAAATCCCGGAAGTACTCCGCTGACGGCGATCCGCCTTCAGGCCAAAGAACATTGAAACGAGCGATGGCCCGAGCTTTCTTGCCGTTGGTGTCAGAAGGGAGCTTGGACGCCATGCTTTGGTAAGCCAGATTGCGAAGCTCCGCGATCCTGCTTGGCTTAGTCGGGAATGAACCGGAGGTTCGGATCGGTTCAGCAACCACATCTCCGGTCTTCGGGTCTCGGTACACCACCTTGCCATTCTGTGTTCGGTAAAGGGCCCACTCACGAATCCCTTCCTTGCCGCCCTTGAACACTTCCCTGCCTTCAGACCCCTTGAACTTGTCTGAATTGGCGGTTGCGTTTTCGACGGCAGGAGTTGCGGCAGCTTCCCGGTCGATCCGCTCAAGACTGCCGATCTCCGCGTCATCCGAAAGAGACCTGCTGTCAGTCGAGCGGCTGGAGTTCTGTGCTTCATCCAAAGCATCGTTGGGGCCGAGTTGTTTTCGTACTTCAGCCAGTTCCTTTGCGGGAACAGGGCCGCTGCCCTTTGCCGAAAACCGCTCCCGTGCCAGTTCCTCAAGCCCAGCCGCTGCCATCCGGTAGTAGTCGCTGCCTTGGGCCGGTGCTTTATCAGGAGAAAGAACGCGGTTCAAAACGTATTCAGCAAACTGCCGGGGGCCGACATTGGGATCGCTGGAGAACCCGGAGCCGTAATCGGAAGGGGAGAGCTTCTTCTGGCCGCCCTCGGGCTTAACCTGCATCATGTCCCAAAGACGGTCGAGGTTGCCTCTGCCGACGCCCGGGTTTTCGATCATCTGAATGATCAAGTTATCAACGACATCCTGCTCTGACTTTAGGCTGTTCGTGGCTCGTTGATTGTTTGTCAGGGGCGTAGGCTTCCTGACGGTTGGCTTCTTGACGCCGTTCAGCGTTTCGGTAACGCGATTGAGTATTTCATTCAGCCGCTTTGTGTCGCCTGATTCTTTGGCTGCTCTGATGGAAGCCACAAGTTCGTCAACGTCACCGAAGGCGGCAGTCATTGCAGCCTGTGCCTCTTGGCCCCAGCTATCCCATGCGTTTTCATACTTCCGGCCTGCATGAACAGCACCATTATCGAATGGACCAAACGTGCCTTTGTCTTCTCCGGTTTGCTCAAGGACTCTTCGCGGAACCTTCCTGACGGCCTGCGGCGGCATGGGCGGCGTGTCGGAAATGTTGTTCTTGCGAAGCAGCGTCTTGAGAACGTCATCGCCAAGAACAGACAGATCGACTTCGCCTGCACCGGGAAGCTGACGAACCCTTTCCTCAAGCCACTGGCGGGTTTCTTCTGGGCTGATAGTTGGCTGGTATGACTGGTTGTCGAATACGATTTTCGCCGGGTCTCCCCCATCGACTGTTTCGCCGGGGAGCCTCATGTACGGAGTGGCCTTGAACGTAGAAGCACCAGCACCACGCAAACCTTTGGTGTCCACGCCTTCGACAGGGGGCATCCGCTCTGGGTCGCCTTGCTTGTAGGCAAAGTCTCCCGGAGGAACTCCTTCTTGCAGGTTGTTTTCTGGGGCAGTCTCGACCACCGGAGAGTCATCGGGCTCGGCTGGCATTACCCGGGCATCTTGCTCACCGGGAACCTGAGTCTTCTCGTAGGTCACGCGGCCAGACTCTGATCCCTTGACCGCATCCAGTGCAGCCAACCGGGCCCTGTCTGGCTTGCCGCCTTGCAGCAGGCCCATGACTTCGGCGGCCATGGGAGACCAGCCGCCAAGTTCTTCTCGGTTGGCCTTGGGGAACTCCCTTGCAATGCTCTCGGCAATGCTTGCCTTCTGGTCCGCAGGCAGGGACTTGAACTCTTTGACAAGCTGAGCAAGGGACTCGCCGTCACCCGACTGAGCAAGGCTGAAAAGAAGCTCGGTCAGGCCACGGGCTCGGGAGCCGGGCACTTCCATGCGGGTGCCACCCGGCCCGGCCATCCGGCGTTCTCCGGTCTTCGGGTCGATGCCGCCTTTGGGAAGGGAGTAGCCGTCCTTCTTTTGCTTCAGCAAGCGTTCCAGAAGCAACTCAAAATTACTGAGTGTGCGGGTGCCGCCGTCCGGTGTAGACACCGACGCGGGGGCCTTCCGGGGAATGCCGACATCCCCCTTGTTCTTGATCTTGTCGGAGAAGTTGCTGAGCGGAACCCAGTCCGGTGCCCTAGCCATTTTTCTTCTTGTCCTTCTTGTCTTCTTTGTCGGCAGCGATCTTCAGTCCGGGCGGCAGGTCGCCCTTGGTGACTTTCGGCGGCTTGGAGTCACCCTTCTTTTCTTCGTGCAGATCAACGAGATCGTCGTTCTCTTTGTCTGCGTCTTCCTCGGAATCCTTCTTGGCTTCTTCCTTTTCCTTGGGGGTAAGGTGCCTCATGGCAAACCCACCAAGAAGCTTCCGAAGCTGCTTCGGCGTGAGGTCTTCGAGGTCGAGGGTAGAGAAGTTTGCGTGGGACATTGCGATTACCCAAGGTTTCCTAGGAGTGAAAGGCGGAAAGCCTGCCAACTGTTGTCTCGTTGCATTTGGTTGTTCATGCGGGCCGACTTGACCTGAAAGGCACGGTTGAAGTTTGACCCCTGAACGGCAGTGTCTTGTGCGTAGTTGTCATTGAGCCGAGCCTGCATGGCCTGCCGCGTGTCAAAGTCCTGCTGTGAGTTGAAGGCTTGGTCTTCGGCGCGGGCTTCGGCTACTGCGCTGGCCCCCCGTGCGGCACCGGAAGCTTGAGACTGAGCCGCCCTCATGCGGTCCATGTTGTTGACAGAAAAGCCAGCCTTGGCTGACATGGCAGGGCGAACGTAGCCCTTCTGGAACTCCTCGGCCGCCCGGTTGTTCCCGAACTCCTCGGTGGCCCTGTCGCTAATGGTCCGTCGCGGCTGAATGCCAGCCAGACCTGCAACCGGATTCGGCTTGAAGGCAGACTGCGACGGCTTCAGTGAGTAGCTGTTTCCGATCATCCAAGTAGCCTCGCAAGGCCGGAACGCCAGTTCATCCACATATCCCATTTGTGCTGGCCAAGCCGAAGTCCAAGCTGAGCTTGGTCAGCAGCCTGCTGGTTGTTCTGCTGAAACCGCTGCATCCGGGACTGCCGCATCTGCTGAGTCATGGCTTCTTGCTGCTGTTGCATCTGGGACTGCATCTTGGCATTGGCCATGTCTGACTTACGGCCAAGTGCTGCTTGGTTTTGATACAACTGCGACTTGGCAAAGTCCTGAGCCGCCCGGTCCCCTGTGGCAGTGCCCGTGTTGGGCTTGATCTGTGAGTCGTGCCGCAGCCCCGAGAGCAGGCTGGCCCGGTTGACCGCCTGCCCGTTAGCCTGAAGGTCAGCAACAGGCTGGCTGGGTTGCCGACCAAACGGAGCCGCCATCGGGTTTTGCTGGGGACCTTTTTGGTACACGGCTACCTCGCCAGCAATGACTGGGACATGGCTTCAAAGGGGCCCATGATTTTGTGGCCGCCGGGGCCGCTGACATGGGTGTTGCCGTAACCCATCATCCGCATCAGGGCATTGTTCTTTTGGGTCCGATACTGCTGCTCGTTGTTCTGGGGCTGCTGGTACTGCTGCCGCTGCTGGCCTTGGGCCTGAATAGAGGCCAGTCTTTCTTGGTGTGCCCGCTCTAGGCCCGCCTGCTGCTGTGCAACCCGGGCGTTCATTTCTTCCCGCCAAGCATCGTTCACCTGATTCACCATGTTGCTGTGGTGGGCGAACTGCTGCTGGGGATTGGGGAGAGCAAACATGGATTGGCCCTGCTGTTGCTGGTTCTGGGCGGCCTGCTGGCCTGCTGCCTGTGCGTTGTTGGCTGGCCGTTGGCTGCGGGCCTGCTTTTGGTTCTGGGCGTTCTGCTTGATCATGTCCCGCTTGAAGCCCTTCTTGTCTTTTCTCCAGCGTTCGTGGAAATCCTCCATCATCATCCTCTGTGCTTCCTCCGGGTCGGAGGAGTACATAGAGTTGTCCACACCCTGCGATTGCTGGGCGAGGGCGTAGTTGAAGTTCGAGCCCGTCATGTTCGGCCAAGCCATGATGGAAAATCTCCTAACCCTTTTATGTCCGGGTTACGCCCCATCGGGCAGAGGCATCTGCGGCGGCGATACTTTGGGACTGCTGCTATCCAGCGTCCTAAGCTTTCGACTTCGCCTTTCGCCTTCTGGACAATTTGATGGCTCGGTTCACCATCATCCGGGCCACCATCTCGGAGAACGGAAGGCCACGGTTTTCGGCTTCCTCTCGCAGGCCAGCCAGAATCTCGTCCATGTGGGCTTCGCAGCCGTCTGGGCCCAAGCAGTTCATCCGCTTGGCCTTCTTACGGCATCCACAGTTGGCGTCGGAGACAATGCCAATCAGGGCAAGGGACTCGGAAAGCAGGGTTCCCGGGCCGTCAGGGTCAGACTCGCAGTCGGCTGGCTGCACGGATGCTGAACGGAGCGACCTGACTGGGCCAATGGGATCGGGGAGATTTGGGCCGACAAAAGCTTCGTCAACCACCGTGACCTGATTGCAGCCGGTTGGCGGCAAAACCTGAGACAGGTTATTGGAGAAGTAAAAAGTGCCAATGTATCCACATTGACTGCCAATCGTGTCATCTGTCGCAATGGTGAACGTCCGCTCGTTTTGAGTCCACGTTCGTTCCCATCGGTCGAGATTGCCGGTCATAAACCCTATCTGACCGTTGATTCGGATTCGATCATCCGCCTGTCCGCTGCCCCAGATTTTGACTGGCAGCGAATAACGGGAAGGAATCGTGATCGTGTATTTCAGGGTGATGGCGTTTGGCCGGGGGGTGGGCGCGTAGCTGCGGCGAATATACAGCGACGTACATGGCCCATCGCACTCCACGGGGGCAGTGTTCAGGCAGTCTTCTTCTCGCTCCCAAATCCCAAACGGACTCGGGACGCACTCCGTTGCACTGACGCACTCCCAGCCCCAGTCGCCGCATTCGCAGCACTCGTCCTTGTTGGCAGCGACGATTAGCCGCCCCGTTGGGGTTCTGAGGTAAGCACCCTTATATTTCGCAAGTGGTTTCATGGGTCAGTCCACTGAGCATTCGACGGTGTTTGCCAGCAAATCCTCAATGACCTTCACCCGCTTTTCCAGCTTCACCAAAGACTTTTGCATTTCCTCAAGGATGTCGCAGATGGACTTGCCGCCGCACTCCAAGACCGGAATCTCTGGCGGGGGGCCTTGGGTTGTGGTTGTGGCAACTGGCTGCGCAGGTGCAACCGCTGGAAGGACTTGCTCCCGGGGCTGGAATTTCTGGGGCCCGATGACATTGGCCCGGTCACCGTTGAGGGTGCGGAAATTGGCTGGGTTGGCCGACTCGGACAGGAGCCGCTGGGCAACGTCGAGTGCAGTATTTGCCGGGACTCCAGCCCTTATGAGAAGGTCAGCAATTTGCTGTGCTGCACGGGGGGAAATCGGCATCACTCACCCCCATTCACGCCCATCAGGTCTACAGAATGGATCACCACCGGACCCGCTTCGTCCTGCTTCCCATACAGCTTGATGGAGACATGGGTATCGCTCCCGGCAAAGTCCTCTAGGGTCTTCCCGGCAAACAGGGCTCGGGCAATGCCATGGGATTCAGCTTCTTGATGGGGCATGGCTTGCATATCGACATAAGCTGCGGGCTCTTGATCGTCGTGAATGAACCCCACGCCGCGATCACGGCGGGCTACGTTCCGTCTGGGTGTGCTGGACCCGTTGTAGAAAACAGCCAGATTCAGCCTGCTGCTGGTCTTGGTGGGCTTGTAGACCACGCTGACGTTTCTGGAGTTTTGCTGACCACCGTTCTTGCTCTGCTGATCGGTGCCAAATTCAAAGTTGCCGCTCCGATAGGAGTAGGCAATCGGCTTTCCTTCGTCGGTCAGGCCGGAACCTAAGAGCAACAGACGGTTCTCGGCAGCATGGACGAGCATGACAGAGCCATCGTCAGCCCGAATCTCGGTCGCTGCCGAAAACACGGTCGGGTACTCCTCCTCCCAGATAGCCTTGCTGTCTGGGTCATAGACAAGCTGCCGCGTTGGGTACTTGCCCTCGTCGCCGGTATAGGCAACGTGGATACGGATGACCCCGAAGTTCCGGTCTGCCCGAAGGAAGAACCATTCCCGCTTGTTGAAATCAATGGTCTTGAGGCTGGAGTCCGTATTGAGCCTGAACATGGAGTCGATTGCCATGGACAAATGCTCGACCTCGCCCGTGTCGGTCATGGCATACAAGCCGTTGTCATCAAGGATGTAGGCCAGACCCATGTAGATGTCCCAACAGCGTTGGTTGAGGCATCCCCGGTAGGCAATCAGGGAGGTGGTGGCGTCCTGTTCTGGGCTGCGGACGAACGTGAGCCGGTGGATGTGTTTGCTCTGGGCTACCACTAATGCACCGGCATAGGGAATCAGTGCCGTGATGTAGTCGGTGTCTCGGACATTGGTTTGCAGGATTAGCTCGTTGACCTCGGGAACAGCTTCCGGCTCGTCAGCCTCGGAGTAGAGAAGGGTATTGGGCCGCTTGCCGGTCGTGTCCACGCCTAAGAACGTGCGATCTTGGAAGACCACTCCAACGGCAAAGTCGGAGTTTGCAACCCCAAACCTGTTGGCATTGAGGGAGCCGTCCTCCAGAAGAATGGGCATCTGGAGATAGCCGTCGCGGGCCGTATCGGTCAGGTCGCGGTCAGAAAGAGAGTCTTCGTAATCCGCCGCCGTTTTCAGGGTTGCCACTCGGAACAGGGTAGTAGCCTGCCCTGCCGTGGACCGCCAAAGCTCGACGCCAGTTGAACCGGCGGGAATCGTGATCGCAGCCCAAATGATCTTGGAAGCACAGTCTCCGCAGTCCAGTTCATTGACTGGAGACAAGCTTGAGTAGATCGGCCCGCCCGCAGACTCGGGCACAGAATCGTTGACGTAGCGGTAGTAGCACTGGTACTTGCCCCTGAAATTCGGACGAACGATTGCCAGTGCCCGCGCTTTTCCAACATCTCCCTCTGGGTCAATGAGCTTGGGCGGGAACAAATAGACCTTGTTGGGGCTGGGAACGATCAGCTTTGTGACGCTGCCTTCGCAGTTGATGTCGGTCTTGATGACCTCCCCATCCTCGGTGGTGAACGTGGGCGGGGTCTTGTACCCACTGCCACCGTTGTCCACGTTGGTCTTGATACGCCTCTGCTTGTAGGGGTTTGCCCGGATAATTTCCGCCAGCCCCGGAGCCTTGGGTGAGTAGCGGGTTATCCCTTCAATCCGTAGCTGGCACTCCTGTTCCGTATTGCAGTTTGGCCCAGAAACGATGCCGCTGGTGAACGAACCGGCCACCTTGATCTTGCCGGTCACAATATCGCCAGCTTGGTAGCCAGAGCCAAAGTCATAGACTTGGACATTTACCCCAAAGTCGTTCAATTCGCTGCCGTCAGAATTCTGCTTCAAGCAGTTTCCGTTGTAGAGAGTCCCGTCCACCCAGACGATTGCTCGGGCCCCAGAGCCAGAGCCACCTTGGGCCTCGACAATGATGCCCTTCCCCTCGCGGGCATACCCCTGAAGGCAGAGCCAAAACCAAGTCGGAAGCTCGGAGACTTCCCAGTAGACGATCCCTGTTTCAGGGTCACCTTGGGCAGCACCAGCTTCTAGGGTGATGGCAGCGGCAGCACCAACTCCCGTAGCTGGCCCATTGGGGGTGTCTGTGAATTCAACACAGGGCACTTCGGTGTATCCAGCACCACCGTCCAGCACTTCGATTTCATTGACACGGGCACTGAGAATCCGGCTGAGTGCAGTGGCCTGCCTGCCGCCATCTCCGGTGGGAGCCCCAATCTTGACCGTAGGGGGGAGGTTGTAGCCGTTGCCGACCTCGGTGATGTCCACTCGGGCAACGTAATAGCTGGGGCTGGAGTCCTGAGTAATTTCTGGTTTGGCTTCTGGGGCGGAAAGACCCACTGGCCGAACCTTCCCATCAGGGCCACGGACCAGACCTCTTTTGCCATAACCTTGATAGATATAGACCTCGCCTCGCCTGCCCTGAGAAAAGGAAACGGGATGCTCTCCGGTGAAGGAGCTATCTTTGGCAACCTCGACCGGGGTGCTGCCGATGCCGCCAAGCTCAACGATCTTGCCGCTCTCCGACTGCCCCAGAATCACATCGGTTTGAGAGGAGCCCAGAGAGAGCCCCCATAGCTCGACCAGCCGCTCACTGGTGTCAGCCAGCTTTTGACTGCCACCTCTTACGGTCAACTGGCCGGGGGTCAGGCTGGTGCAGTTGATCTGCTCGACTGCCGCACCGGGGGGCAGGACGTAGGGGCTGGCAGTGTTGACCAGACCCTTCCAAGAGTTGATCCGAATAGGCATTACGCAGCCTCGTAAGTGGAGGCTGAGTTTCCACCGTCGAGGGTGTCGCAGGGCTCACCGGCTGGGCCGCTCGGGATGCCTTGGTCACACCCGGGCCGCAAATACCAGAACGAGGTGTAGCCAATCGCCCCCTGCCGCCGCCCGGAAATCGGGGCCACTGCATCAGACTCAAAGGCCAGCCGCAAATCACGCCCGTAAACCCCCATGGCACCCTCGACGTTCTTCCCAGCAATGCGGGCAAGCCACGCTTCTGCACCTGAAAGCAGTGCCGTGTACATACCCGGAGAGATGTCGAGGTAATCGGTGATGACGTACTTGGTGCCAGCCGGGTAGCCCATCTTCCCGGCGGGGCTCCATGCGTAAGCCTTGTTCTGGTTGGCAACTCCATAGATCAGGGCTTCGTCAGCGTAGGCATTCATGCCCGTCAGGCTTTCGGGGTGGCGAGTGGGGTCAGCCGACACCCGGATCACAGAGCCAATCATTAAATTGGTGAAGGTCGTGCCCGTGCCCGCAATCTCCTTGTCGGTCCACTGGACGGTGCCTGCACGGGCCTGCGGCTCCCAGCCTGTGAACCGGAGGTCTTTGGGTCGCCGCCGGTAGCTGAAGGTCACGCAGGAGTCATTCGACCAGCCGTTGTAGATGCACAGGTCATAGCGGTCGGGGACATTCTTGGATGGAATGACAGTCCAAGCGATCCGGGTGAAGTTCCTGAAGTTGGAATTCATCAACCGCTCCCACTCGGTCGGGTTCAGGTACTCGGCTACCAGCCCGGTCTGCGGAAGCGTGAAGGCATCGACACTCTGGCAACCCCATGGCAGGGTGTGGCGGGTCAACTTGTCGTGGCAGCAAAGCTCAAGGTTTTCGGTGGCGTGATACCACCTCCAATCCCGAACAGATACCAAGTCCCGGTAGGCATGGAACAAAGACTGGCGCAGCACCCGATGCTCTTGGTCTTGGGCACCACCCCCCACGGAATCCATGAGGTAGGAAACGCAATCTAGGCTCGTATACACGTTTTGCCCCTTCTCTAGTCCGCAATGGCATAGGGCTTGACGGTCGAGGAATTCTCTCTGCCAGTCGGAATTGGCCGGGTGGCAACAAAGATGCCGCCGCCATACTGAACGTCATTCCAATCAGCACCTTCTGGGAGGGGGGCGGTGACCCACGCCCCTCCATCGGCAGAGCGAAGGCAAAGCGAAGAACCCGGAGCGACCGCGACAAACCACCCGTTGCCGAAGGTCACGCCAGTCCAGTTGGCAGAAAACGGGAGATTTGTGCTGTAGTTGTTCCAGCCCTGACCGTCGAAGGAAGTGACGATCTTGCCTTGCGTCCCAACGGCAACAAACTGGTTGCCATCAGCTATGTCGTTCCAGACTGCGGACTGCCCAAGGGAAATCCACTCCCAAGACAAGCCGCCGTCACGGGAAAAGAGTGCTTTGTCAGTCGCGGAAAGTGAAGTGCCGACCTCCACGCCTCCTGCACCAACAGCTACAGCACCGATCCCGGGCCGGTTGGCAACGGATCGCACCTGAACAAAAGAGTATTTGTCCGTTTCGGGAACGTCGCACTGCCCCCATGTGTTTCCACCGTCGCCTGTCCAGAACGCCACAACCTGCGCCGTCTTCGGCTTTCCGTCCCAGCCGGGGTTCCCAAAGGGTATTTTTGTTTCCTGATAGATAAACAGAACGTGGACACTGCCAACTGTGCAGATGAAGCTCCGCGAGGGGTCGTATTCAATCGAACCAATCACGGGCGGCCAAAACCGCATTGGATGCTTGGCTGTTGGCGTCCAAGCTGCACCGCGATTCGTGCTGACGTAAAGCGAGAACCCGCTTCCTCCTTGAGCTATCAATGAAGAAAGCCAAGTGCCATTGGCAAAAGCTGGGGCCGAAGGTGCGTAATTCTCTGGGTCAACCGCGTTGGTCGGTCGGGCAAACTCCCGGTTTGTTTCGGAAGACCGGCGGTTGAAGCCCTGCGTGATAAACGTGCCGTCTGCGTAAGCCATCTTGCCATGCGCCAGCCCGGTTGCCGTCCTCCAAGACGCACCCGTGGATGGGTCTCGGATGTCGAGCTTGACCGAATTGGAGTAGACGGGGCCTGAAGTAATAGTCGTGGCAACGCATCGGTACAGTGAATTGTCTGCCGTTGATGGCGGATCAAGCGAAGCAACGAACGAATACTGCTGTCCGGTGAAAACCGGATACCAAGTGTTGTCACCGTTGTTGTTTACTGGGTTCTGCTCCCATGCGTAATCAACAATGCTTCCGTCTGCCGCTCGGGCCTCGGCAGTCAGGGTGACGAAATCTCCCGGAAACACTCTCTGAGGGGTGGGCTGGGTAGTGAAGTAAAGCTGCGGGCCACCGCTGGCCCCAACCGACAACAGAGCTGGCTCTGTGGCTACGGTGCCTGCCCCAATGAACGAGCCGACGCAGCGGTAGTATTTCCCGTCATCTTCGACAGCCGCCCTGAGTGAGAGGACCGCCGACTTTGCACCAGAAATGGTTGTCCACAGGGCGGAAGTAGGCGTCCGCGACCACTGCCATTCGTAATCGGCTGGCGGTTTGCTGAACTCAACGACAAACTGGGCCGTGTCGCCAATGTCGCACCACACCGGCATAGGCTGAGTCAGCACCTTGTTGCCAGTGGTCGGGTCAGCAACAGCAATGACAGCCGCCGTCGTGCTATAGACCGTTTTGGCAGTGGGGGCTGAAGCGGCACAGCGGTACGAGTTGCCAGAGTTTGCAGCCCTCGCCGTGAACACTAGACGTTTTTCGTTGCCACCGGGAATGTCAGTCCAAGTGGTGGCTCCAGTTTTCTGGAACTGCCATTTGTAGGTGACCGTATCAGTGGGATTGCAAGTTGCCTCTGCCGTCAGGATCACCGCATAGCCATCGACCGTGGAGACATTCCGGGGCTGGGTCGTGAATGTGATGACTCCAGTCAGGTCTCCACCACCACCACCACCACCGTCACCCCCGCCCCCGCTGCTACTCGGCAGGACAAGGTTCAGGACAAGGTTGGGGGATGTTCCCGTGATCGTGGCATCGGCAGTCGTGCCTGTGGTCACAGTGCCAATCTGCAAATTGACAGGAGGGCCGACTTGGCCTCGGGGACCGGCTGGGCCAGAAGGGCCGGAGGGGCCAGCTTGACCGGCAGAACCAGACTCGGCCTGATAGGGAAGCTCTATGTAGAGGTCTACACCGTTGCCGATCTTGTACCGGCCAGTGTCCGACTCATAGGCGCACTCCCCCGGTCTGAGCATTGGGTTATCCAAAGCCCATTCAATGGAAGGACGGCTCGGCATTGCAAACGGGGACCGGCACTTGTGGCACCCGCAGCCTTGGCAGCAACTCATGGAGTCGGCATCCCGTAGTTGTTCTTTTCCTGCTCTTTGAGCCAAGCGTTCATGCGGGCCATTTCGGCATCGGCCTCGGCTTTGTCCTTGGCGATCTTTGCTTCCCACTCCGCGTCAGCGATGGCGGGGTCGGGGATGTCTTCCCACCACTTCTCGTCCGGGATCATTTGGTGTCTCCGAAGGCGTACCAAGTGTTAGTGCCGGTCTTGATGAGTTCCACGAAGTTGAGTTCACCGGGGAGCGTGAGCGTTTGAGCCGCACCACCCGTCTGTGCCCCGGCGGCATTCCGCCAGAACAGGTTCACTCCCGCCGCGCCTTGCAGTGCGGTTGTCCCAAGGCGGGAGCAATCGTAGATGCGGATCACAGACCCAATCGGAATCGGAACGGTTGCGTTGTCGGGGATCGTGTAGGTAGCCGTCCCGGCGGCAGTGCTGGCGTTGAGGACCGCGCGACTGCAATCAGTCAGGGCAAGGGTGGTGTCGGCACTGGCAATCCGTATGGTGAGCGGCCCAAGGCAGTCAGCGTTAACCGCGCGGGCCGGGAACCTGACCGTGGTGCCAGTGGTGACGGTGAAGTTGCCGATGAACTGAACGTCGCCGGTAACGTCGAGCATCCGGGTTGCATTGGGGAACTGGCCGATTCCTACGCGAGACAGGAATGCGCTTCGGCTAGTGGTGTCCAGTTGCAAAATGGCGGTCTTGTTCGTGATCGTGCCGCCAGTACCGACAGGGGAAATCTGGAGATCGACATAGTTCGTGACCGTCCCAGAGCGGACGGCACCTTGCAGAAGCACACCAGAAACATTCGCAGTCGTGCCAGCGAACGTGCTGCTGAAATTGCTGTGACCGTACTGAAGGCCAATGCCGTTGACGTTGACACTCATCGTGCCAGCGTCATCCGCGACGGCATTGCGCTGGCAAAGAACTGAAACGCCCGAAACGCTAGTGGTGCTTACATCAGTTGCACCCGGTACGGTCGGGTAGGCCACGGCAAAGAAATTGCTCGTGCCCGTGAACGTGAAACCCGTGTCCATTGCGTACAAGCCGTTAGGAAGCTTGTGCTGGGTGCGCGCGTAATAGGCCGCACCGTAGTTGGATTCGTCAACGTAAACGCGGGCTTTCTCCCGATTCTCTGGGTCCGCGCCGAATATGGTGCGACCATCAGCGGTGAATGTTGCCAGCGTGGTGCGCTGGTTGTTGCCAGAGAGGGTGGTGTTGACCGTGGAGATCACGGCATCGGCACCCAACCGCCCGGGGTTCTCCTTCACGCCGAAGTACAGCAAATCACCGGAGTCGGTGGAGATCGTGAGCGCGTCTGCCTCCAGACCCGGAGCCGCAGTCACCACCAGCGGGCCGGTCATCGTGTCCCCGGCGACGAGAACATAGCGGTCATCCAAATCGGCCTGCGGGACCACCAAGTACCCATCGGTCCCCAGCTTGGCAAAGTTACCGGCATCGGCTGAAACAACGGTCGGGCCGGGATCGCCTTTGTCTCCCTTGGCTCCATCGCTGCCCGGGTCACCCCTGTCACCTTTGGCACCATCCACTCCATCACGGCCCGGAGCCCCATCAGCACCGTCCGCTCCATTGTTGCCGGGAGGGCCAATGGCACCATCGACACCATCCCTCCCCGGTTGACCATCGGCACCCGGGGCTCCATCGACTCCATCCCTGCCGGGAGAGCCATCAACTCCATCACGCCCCGGAGGGCCTTCTGGACCCTGCGGACCTTCAGGGCCGGGAATGCCTACACCAGTGCCGTCTTGACCCGGGGGGCCTTCGGGACCGGCAGGACCGACTTCGCCGCGCTCACCAGTGTCGCCTTTCGGACCCTGCGGGCCTGCGGGACCGGGAGCCCCGCCGCCGCCACCTCCACCGGAAATGGGCTTCCAAGCTGTGCCATCCCAGAAATGAGCAATAGCCATCGTTTATTTCTCAATGATGGGAATGAGGTATTCGACGCCAGCAATCTTCACTGGGATCGCCCCGATGATGAGCGGCTGGTGGAACGTCAGACCATCCTCCGACAGGCCGATTGGGTCACCATTGGACTGAACCTCGACCGGCGGGCTGGAGTATTCAATGGGCGAATCCTCATCGAACCCCGGCGGCACCGCATTGGGCTGAATCCAAATTTGGCCTAGCTCACCCGGCGGCGGCTCAACGTCAGAAACAATGTGGTTATCACCAACAACAGCATCGTTGGACGGCCAGTAGGGGAGGTCTTCCCACCGATCCTTGCCATTACCGATCTTGGCTTTGAGGGTGTCGGTCTCGTAACCAAACTCACCTTCAGCCAACGGAGGGTTCTTGGAAGTCCAGTTTGCCGCCGTGTCACGCCGGTACTGAATGCGCCTGTATTCAGGGCATTTGGCAGGCTGGCTCGGTTTGTGGCAGTGGCAGCAACTCATTGTTAGTAAGCCGCCTTCCAGCGAATGCCAGAGAATGTTGCCTCGCTTGATCGTGCGCCGGGGCTGCATGAAATGTCGCGGTTTTTATTGCTAACGGTGCAGAAGCCATAGGTAACGGCAGTCCCAACGAGCCGCATGGCAAGCGGATAGCTGGCTTCAAGTTCCGCCAGCGGAAACTGTGGCGGCAGACGCAGCGGCACCCACGAGCCGCTGCCAGCACCGAATGACAGGGTGCCCTTGAGTTCAATGAAGCCACCGATCATCCTCGCTTGAATCTCGGTAGAGACAGACTCCCTCGCCCCATCCATGCGCACCATCCATGTCCAATCAATGTCGGGCGGTGGTGCCTTGGTGCCACCCACCAGCATCAGCTTCACCTCATCCAACACAGACTTCTTGAAAGCGGCCAAGGCAGGATCGTTGATCGAAGGCGAGGCAATCGGGTTGATAACCGCCAGCTTTGAGTCGATTTCCGGCTTCGTGTAGGTGTCTGCCGTCTTTGCATACGGGGCCAGTTCGTCCTTCTGCACGAGGATGCCAATATCGGCCAGCGTCAGGAACTTCGCGTCGGCCTGATCCTTCGTGTAGGTCTTGGTATCGACGTACCCAAACACTTCCGCCTTGGTTGCCCAGACTGCGGTCAGGTCCGACTTGAGGACGTACCGATCATCAGCTTCGGCTCGTGTGTAGATGCTATCGAAGACTGATTGAAGCTGGACCTGCAAGAGGGACACTGCTTCAGCGGTGCGGGCACCATAACGTGCGTCGGCATCCACCTGAGTGATGTAGGGGGACAGGTCAACGGTCGGAGCGGCTTTGCTCTCCAGCGTGGTCAGACGCTCCTTGATGGGCTCAAAGTCAGACTGATACGGGATCAGTTCCTTGCCGCCCGGGGTATCAAGCACAAGACGGGGGCCGTAGCCCTCATTGGTGTCGGTGTAGACCAAGCCGGGATTGCTCGTAGAGATGGCATCACCAAAGGTGTAGCCCTTGGCGACCATGCCGTTGACTACCAAGTTCTGGGTGTTGTCGGCCTTCTTGGCATACCGATCATCGCTCTCTGCCCGGGTGTAGATGCTGTCGAAGACTGCCTGAAGCTGGGTGGTGATGAGCGTGGTTGTGGAAATCGGGGCATAGCCAGAGAGGTCAGCTTGCGTTGCCAGATGGCTGACAATTCCCCCGTCGTTCCACCCCAGCTTCCAGTTGTCGCCTTCCTTGACTGGGGCCAGAGACAAGCCGCCCTTCCACGCAATCGGGGACATGGCATCCCCGGTGAACTTGATCGCAGAGGGTTCGATCTCGACATCCCGGATGGCATCCAAAACGTCAATCTGGCCGGTGCCAATGTCGCCGCCCAGATTGGAAACAATCTCTTGGAGAGAGGTGATGCTTGCCAGAAGCACGTTGTCGTTGGCAATGCTGAAGTCCTTGTCGGCATCCAGCTTGGCATCGACTTCGGACTTGTTGTAGGTGTCGGACTTGTCGGCTTTGAGGGCGATGGAATCGCCAAAGGTCTTTGCCACCAATTGCAAGTTGGAATCAGCTTGCTGGAAGTAGGTGTCAAGCTCAACGTCAACTTCCGTCTTGGTGTAGGTGTCGGTCTTGTCTGCCTTGAGGTCGAGGGCCGCATCAACCTCTGGCTTGGTGTAGTAGCCAGAGAGGTCAACAGTGCCGCCGGTCAGGGCGAAGATGTCCACCCTCTGAGGATTGCCGAAAGGCTTGTTCAACTCATCGCTGGTCAGCTTGAGCCATTGGCCTTCAGCCGTCTGCATGACGATCATGGACGGATTTTGGGGA